ATGATTACATCGTGAGTACTGTTGTGTGAGTCACTCAACATTGTTATATGTAGTTTCTTAGTTTTATCCATAACTGATCTTGCTTGGTTCAACTATCGTATTTTTTATCCTGTTTGTTTAAATACCATTCTTTAGTTGGTTTAAGTTCATCCGTATTCCATACTGCTTTTTTAATCAACGAATCAAATGGTTTATTCTCATCTCCAAATCTTCCATCACTCTCCCACAACACATATAACTCTGTATTTAAATTTTGAGCAATTTCTCTTAATGCTAAATAATCTTCAGTAAGATTTAAATCACCATACCATACTTTACCATAACCTGGCATTAATATATTAGCATTAAAAACTATTAAATCATCTGGATGTTGATCTCTATATCCAGTTTTACTGCCGCCTATCATTCTTCCATCAAAGAATTTGTACGCCTCAAAAAATAGTTGTACTTCCTGTACTGATACTGATGGTTTAAAATCACTTGGGTACTCGCCATCTAATTTTATTGTTTTAAATTTCATTTTGTTTTATTTAATCTCTCACTTATTCGTTCCTGAACTATTAACCTATCAGCCTCTGTAGGGGTGTAGTCGTTCATTAAATCATTTGGCACATTACTCCATGCACCACCAAAGTATGTCACATTAAAACCACGCTTAACACACTCATTGTAGATTGTGTCATATCGTTTTTTCAAGTATAATAGTTTATCATAAAAAAACTTTACATGTCCTGTACCTAACTTGAACATAGAGGGTCTGTCATCCATAGAATAACGCCCTTTATTGATACAGTTGGGTATTCGTTTTATTTCACGTGCCTCAGCTAACAAATGTTTATCTGTTAACTCGGCTGGTTTTATTCCTGCATTTATTCTAGTCATCTTTTATTTTCTGTAACTCCTATTTCCGGGACACCATTCATTTAAGAATCTAATACTTATTTGCCACAAATGAAAGGACTATTTTAACTTATTTTTTATACATTACATATCGCAATGCGGACAGCCGTCATGGTGAAAATGTAACGGTTCTTTATCGGGGCATGCTAATGAGGCCCAAAACCCATAAGGGAAAGGCGGCAAGAACGGTAGCCATTTTATTTTGCGATGAAGCCAGTATAGTATAGTTTCTCTGTAGTCTATGTTTGTCATCTTTTATTCTCTGTAACGAAATAATTCCATCTATGATTGCCCGGCTCAGCTTGTTTATCTTGAGACCACCTGGCTTGAATATCTTCCCAACAAAAATGAATACTACAATACTGTGTTAATTCTCTGTTGTGCTTGGGAAAAATAAAATTCGATACATCACCTTTGTATTGATGTTCTATCCCATTATAATCAAGCAAAGGATAAGTTCGCTTAACAACAATCGGTGCCCCACTATCTGTCCAGCCTGTCATAGTGCCACCAGTAGCACATCCATTCAATTGAAGTGTTAGTATACAAAGTACTATAAACAAAATAATACCTAAAACTTTACATGCAATATTTTCAAAATCAGACATTATGCTTGTCTCCCATATAATATATAAAATTTCGTTGTCCAGGGAATCCATTTGATTCGTCGTTTTCTTTTACTGAGAGTTCAAATAACTCTTCGTCTAATACCCATCCCATAGATTGTAAATCTTTGTCTACTTTTTTATGTTGTTTTCTATAGTGATAATGAGCGAGGTGTTTGGGCGGGTCGGGCCATAGTTCAATCAGTATCGACTTCAGATTAGGTAAAGTTTTCATTGCCCCTTTGATCACATCAGGCTCTGCTCCATCTACATCTATTTTTAGATGTGTTGGGTACGGCAATCCATGTTCTACTAAATTATCAATACTATCAACTACACAACCTGTCAAACTTACGTTCCTATAATTACTTGCCTTACTATAACCTGACGTCACAATATCGTTGCAACTACTTCCTGTGTCTGTATCATTGATATGTGCTAATTGAGTATACGCAAATTCTGTGCCTATAGCTATAGGATACGATATAACTTTGTCACTCACATTATTTAATTGTATATTGGTTTCTAACACAGCATTATTATAACTCGCAGGTTCAAATGCGCATACATTTACACCCCGCCTTACAGCGGCGTATATGCTATAGCTTCCGATACACGCACCGACGTCCCACAACACGTCTTCTTTATTCATCCGATCTAACCACATAATAGTTTCCGGCTCTTTAGTCATCAAGGTTTCAGCGCGGTAACGCAGCATACCAGCACCATCTGGTACTGAAAATTTTATAACAGTGCCGTCTTGGAATGTTCGGCTATTCACCTTCATCTTTTTATTTTTCATTATACTTGTCTTCCATCTTCCCACACTGCTTTACAAACAGGAAATCTAAGTGAGTGTTTACCTGTCTTGTCCTGTGATTCCTCGAAGTACTGAACGGTGATTTCCTTACCAACAATTCTTTCTGGATAGCCAAAGTATCTAGCCCTTTGAGCCAATGAGAATCCTGAGCCGACTGACACAACATTGCCCTTGTGTTTAATAATGACATTTGTCATTGTCTCAATTGTAGTTTCTAACCCTGTCTTTGGATCGATCATTCTAAATGGACCATATTCTACATCTTCAACAACATACTCTGCATCGTGCATCTTCTTTACTTTTAAGATATCATTTGAACGTTTGCCTTTATAATGTACATCTTTACGAAGCATGATTCCTTCCCAGCCGCTGTCATCAGCATTATCAAGTAAGATAGGAATCTCTCCTTTTGACAGCACAAATTCATGTACTACGAGATCAATTGGAAAGTCTGCATCCCATAAAGGATTGCCAAGCTTCCACTGTATATCATCATATCTAGCAGCGAAAGCTCTGTGTTCGCTTGATACACCTGAATCGAATTCTTCTATTGTAAGGCAATCAAATACTTTAAATCTTGGCTTTTTTATTGTGTGATCTTTACGTCTGATCTCTTTAATAACTGATTGGAAGTTTTCATTTCCGTTCTCGTCTACGATGCACAGCTCTCCGTCTAGCACGATATTCTCCTTCATGATGCTGTGTGCTTTAAGACTTTGTGTTATCCTGTCTAATGTATTGAATTCCTTACCTTGACGTGAAAAGTACTTGATTGTACCATTTTCAATACGCATTATAACTCTTACACCGTCTAGCTTTCTAGACCACATCCATCGCTCTTCTTCGGGATTAAACCTATCAGCATAGTTTTCATACTTTGTTGCAAGAGCAACATCAAATGTTGGGATAAGACCAGGAAATACTCTGTTAATTAGTTTTGAATCAATGCGTGCCTTAAGACTACGTTCGAATATCAATTCAATAGCAGCATCATTATTCATTTTAGAACGATAATCATTAATCAAGCCAAGTGCATCATGCCCTGTTACTGCGCGATTGCTAAGCATGTCAAGTAAATTAAATATAGTACCAGTAAAATGTCTGTGTAAATCATCACGCTTAAGAATATTCTTCCAAGATGAATAGTACTGTTTATAAGGATCATACATATAACTTAAAAGTCGTAGCAAATCCATTTCACCGCCGACAACAGCCTCAAGTATAGCAATCTTATCATTGCTACTATTTGATTTATGAAGCTTGGTGTGAAGTGAACTAAGCTTCCCAAGTAATTTTATATCCGGATGTAGTTGTTGTCTTTTCATTGTAACCTCTTGTTTATTGTACTACAATCTACACATAATCCGCGACAAAGTAAAGGCTTTTTTTCATTTATTTTTCAATATATTCAAGTAAGTTATCTGCGTATCCTGTGATACTGTGATCTGATAATCCATCGAAGTAGTCCTTGTTCTTGAAGCCACTCCACCTGCCAGCCAGTCGATCTAGTGTCCTACGCATCACGTTAGTGCCGAGTTCAACAGCGCCCTTAGAGTTAATATAACGTAGCTCACCGTGGTGCCTATAGCCCCAATGGTAGAACGGCATCTTGGTTACATCATCAGAGTTGTTGACAAATCTGTAGTGTGATATATCTAAGCTCTTCTTGAACGATGCATTCCCTACTCGAGGGGAACCGTATGTGTATAGTCCGTTAACATTCCATCCAGCCGTTTTCAATCTAGCCGCAACTATAGTAGCCATCGATGCTCCAAGTGAGTGACCAGTAACGATCAACTTTCTATCCTTACATTGCTTTAATACATAATCCCTTATCTGTGTCCAGAGCTTATCAACTTCTTTCTCAAACCCCTCATGGACCTTACCATAAGAATGCTTAGCAGGAGTTGAACTAACATTCAAATCCGCTTTTATATCGGACCAAGATTTAACCTCAGTGCCCCTAAACGCTAAGACAAAATACTCCTTATTATAAGCAGCATGGCACTGTGCACCTTTGACATCAAAGTACTTATGCCTATTAAACCCTAATCCTTTGTACAGGGGCTTAGCTGTCTTACCATCCATATAGGCGGCTTCTGAGCATTTAGCCATTGCCCACCCAAATTTTTTGTTATCCATTTTACTTCTCCTGTTTACTTTATCAATGGCCTTCCGTTAAAGAAGACCTTGTTAACTTCATACCCACTTTCTATTATTACTGCAATAGTTTCATTTATGATTAATGAAGGCAGATGCTTATGCTTCTTATTGAGCGCCACCTTAACAATCTGGTTGTTGATATCAACGAACACCTTATCCTTGTCTGTATACTTCATATTGCCGATGCCCTTATTGAGGCCGTGTGCGCAAAATGAGCAAACAAGACCACTAACTTTAAACATCAGCGTGTCACCTGCTGTATGAGTTTGAGACGCTAATGCTGATATAAGTAGTAGTATAGGTAATAACCGCTTGTTCATTTTACTTCTCCTTGTTTAAATTAACTGACAATAACATCATTAATAATCCTATACAAAGGACTACTTTCCAATACAGGGTTAAGTATTCTAAACTTAAATTCATTTACTGCCACCCCATATCGTGTGTATATCTTCAATAAGGTATTCATTACCATCTATGGCTTTAAATGTTTTAGGCAGCTCATCATACGACACCTTGGAAGTCTTACCCATGTTGTGATAAGAAGTACCTGTTACCTTGTCAGGCATACCTTCTAAGTTACATTCATCCCATTGTATTTCAACATCAATATCTGTGACGTTAACGAATGGCTTAGTTTTATTATTGGTGTATAACTGTGATAACGTATATTTCATTATGTTCTAGATTGATATAGTCAGGTGTGCATTTTCTTTTAATGACTGCTGTTTCTGTTTCCACATTGAATCTATGTCGTGTTTAGAGCCACCTTGCTTTACAAAAGCTTCACCTCTTGTCATTACTGCTATAGGCACATCTGCTAATGATGGTGGTCTTCCCCACTCATCACATGTGACTTTTTCATCTAACCAAGTTTGTCTTGTTACTTTCATTATAACCTCCATTGTTTGTAATCTTTTCTTTCATGTGTATACATATCCATTGCCTTTTGAGAAAAATTTTTTTTTGCCCGCTCCTACTAGCATTGGACCGTGGTGTTACACTCAATTTAACACCGGAGTGATCTCAAAATCTTCGGTACCCACTAGAAAAGTAAGGATCCACTTCTTATCCGGACCATCATCCCACTCTTCATACCCTGCAAGAAAGCAGTTTGGTGTACTAAGTCTCTTAACTACGCTATCCACTTTATCCTCGGTATCACATATAATGTGTATCTCGTTCCCACGCGTACGGACCATAATCGCATTATTGGGTTTGTTATATACCGTATCATGCTTCATTGCGTCTATCGTCAAACTGCGTCCACTCGTCTTCATCATCTAGGAAATCATTTAAATCCCAGTCAATATCATGAGATCCAAGTTTAACTTGCAATGATTGTACAAGTACTGCTAATTGCTCAGATTCCTCTCGTAACTCTGCTACCTCACGACGGTAGTAACTGAGTCTATTCTGATAAAAGCTTTTAACAAGCAAAAATGTAATAACTGCACACATAACTATATCACTCATGACTACTCCTCTTTATTAATATGTATAGGTCGGTTCACATAATCACCGCTTGACAGTGATATTGTACTGTGACAGTGACTACATAATGTTCTAAGATTATCTGCTGTATTGGGACCGTTATCTCTTTCAGAGACTATATGATCTAAGTGTAATAAACCATTCGGAATAGTACCATCAGCATCGTGTATTGTGCGGCATAGGAAGGGAAACAGTGCGCCCTTATTAACTCCACCAGCCATATCACGTCCAGTTCTATTAGCTCTCTGTATTACACCCCATTCATCAATGCTGCCATACCAACCATAATTCTCACAAAACGTTTTTTTAACTAAACCAACATTTTCCTTAAGTGTACCTTTACCCTGGTAGTACCTTGTACATCTGGGACATAATGGTGATGCTGTCTTCTTATACGTTTTGTCCGGCTGGCGGATGCTAGCTTTACCCTTACGTGTCCCACTGCATCGTGGGCTAGCACAACTGCCCTTACCGAAACCACCGAATCTAAATGTCATCTTTGCTAGAGCTGAAAGGATTGCGGGTAGAAAAGGGAGGGTTAGAAACTATTCTGTTGTGTGGATACTCAAGCCATTCTCCAATTACTCTACCACTTTTCAAAAACGTGTCATCGGTCTGCCGCTCGGACCCCACCTTTGGATGTTGCCTTTCTGAGTTTAGTTCCTCAAGCAATGCTGCCCTGCTGAGCTTACCTGCTTCCTCTGCCTTTAAATCTATAAATTGTAGTTGTGTAATCGTACCAACCTTTCGTTGTTTCTTATCGCGAGCATCCCATCCATAATTCTCAACTACGCTGTACGTAACTTCTGATGCATCTGATATTATAGTATTCTTTCTTATTGCCATGGTACTCCATTAAACGGTAGTCTAATTAAATAATACTGTTGTCCATCTATCTTAAACATTTCATTGCGCATCTCTGGGTTAATAACTTCAAAGTTAATTCTTTCATAGAGTATCTCTAACGTCTCTGCCTTGTGCACTGCGGGAAACCCATCTGTTGTTATGGGTGCTATGATCTCTATCTCTAGTTCTAACCATTCATCTGGGCTATAGTCACAAGGTAGTAATCTGTACGGTACCATCTCTGGCAGCTCTTGGCTGTATAGTATGCTAGCAAGCATTAGTAGTATAAGTCTCATTTAAATAACTCCATTTGATTTTTATTTTGCTTATTAGGTCTGAACCATTCCCCATACTCGTCTATCCATTTATCCCAACCATACCATCCAAGATCTAAAGTTATAGCCCTTAAAAAATCAGGTGTAAGGCGATCTGAGCTAGTTAGTGTGATAGGTAGTCTGCTATGTCTTATTGTTTTCATGCTAATAACCAATGTATTTGATATAACTGTAATGGCCTGCCATTATTAATATATATTGTTCCTAGGGTTGAAAAGCATGCTTGATATAAAAATAGACTTGAGCCATGAAAAAAAGAAAAAACCGTTTTCGATTTCGGCAGAGAGTTCATGGGGCGGCTGATCAGTAAAGACCAGCCCTTCGCCCCACGAGGTTACATATCTTGCGATTGCTATATGCTGGAGTCCATTAGATTTTCAGCATCTTCTTCTACATCGGAGAATAACTCATCGGAGGAGCCATCGTTAAGGAACTTCTGGAGGACCTGCTTTACGTAGGTTCTCTCTGATTCTAGCCCACCTGTACTATCGAATCGGGGTAGCACTGTTACTTCGGCTGCTTCACTAAGGGTGAAGCCATCATGTATTAGACTTGCCGCTTCTACTGATGTTCTAGTAGATACGTGGGTTGATAACTTACCATCGTCGCCTTGTGACTCTACCCTAGTTATATGGGATAGTTCAGCAAGGTTCTCAAGTATATTAAAGTCTACGTCTGGGTAGAGTGCTTTAAGTAGTCCAGCTTCTTGATCTTTATTCAGTACATCCATCTCGATCTGTGTGAACCTATCAACTAGCGCTCTATCCATAACTCTGGTAGAGGTGTACTCATTACCAACGTTAGCAGTCGCGATGAATGTTACCCCTTCAGCTACCTTAATAGTTGCCTGTCCTTCTGCCTCATCCAACCGAAGATATCTTTGTCCTTCGTCTAACACGGTCATTAGGATGTTCCATGCGTCTGGGTGAGCCCTGGATAACTCATCCATTAGTATAACGGCATTAGATGTCATAATCGCTTTAACAAAGGCTGACTCAGTGAAATAAGTCCCAGTGTCCTTTGAAAAGTGTGTGTTGCCGATTAAGGTAGCTCGGGGATCTTGGGTAGCACCCATATTAAAATAGAAGTCCGGTCTGTCTAGTGATTTAACCAGTGCTCTAGCAGCCATAGTCTTACCACAACCAGCAGGACCGGTCATCATAATATTCTTACCACGTACAGCAGAGCGTACAAGGTACTTCCACTTCAACTCATTCATAACCAGGCTAGCCGGTTTAAGCTTATAAGATGAATGGATAAAATCTAGTACTTCACCATGATCGTTGGGTACTTCAATCGGCTCCATTGGAGCAGGTATGTTAGCCCGGCTGTTGAACTCATCCATCTCTACCGGTCTCCAGTAGCCCCTGCCGGTTGAACCTATGATCTCTGCTAGCGCACAGTTAGTATCGAAGGCAGTAGTCTTCCACTTTTTGGAAGGACCGTTAACCTTGTTACCCTTAGCGTCAATAGCTACGAGTCGCGTACCACGTGCCTCGATTTTTACTACGACGGTGTCTGGTGTTAAATTGTATTGTTTCATTTGATGTGTAACCTCTTGTATTTGATGCCCTAATATAAGCATTCTAAGCTTAAGATGAAAGGCTTTTTTTGCTAAAAGTGAAAGTATTTTTGTTTAGTAACTGCTGATTCTGAGCCGTAGGGCTCTAGGCTGCGGCCCTCGAGGTAAAACCGACGTCTTGCTAGACGTGCTATTTAGTATATGTCTGGCGGTGCATCCCAATTAGCTGTATCTTCTACGTGACTATCATCAGCTTCATCCTCATGCTTAGGCTTAAAAGAACCATTAGCCCTATGTAACCCCTGAAGGTGTCGTCTCTCACCCACATTCAGCTTACGCCTCTCCATATAGTCTTCAACATCATTCATATCAAACAAAACCCTGCTATTAGTACTAGCACCCATCTTGATATACGGTAGAGCCCCGGTCCTCCGCCAATTGTCGATGCTTACCTCAGTTACCCCGAGTCTCTCTGCTAGCTGCTTCTTGGTAATATACCTCTGGTTGTTCTCTAATTGTCCATTATGCTTAAACGAGTCCATCATGTAATTCCTTTAATGTTTCTGTATATACTGGGTATGTCATTATGTCATATATACTTAGCCTCACTTACACTGCCGGGCGGAAAAAGAAAAAGCGACGCGCGCGTGAGCATAGTAGGGATATGTTGATTCTGATACTTCATACCAATAAATAGGCATTAACTTGATAAATACGTGAGTAAGCTTCTACGATAGCTGCCAAGTACTGGAGGATGTGTGACGTGGTCATATACAACAGCACCCATAACACTCTACCATCAGTGTATCATCTATGCTACATAGTGCATTGATGTATATTACAGGGTAGCGGAGAGCCTTAAATGATACTTGCGGGGTATCCATGTGGGCATGGATGGATGTACTTGTATACATGTACCGTTTATATTGTATTGGGTGGGGGGTCAGTTATCTTCCTGAAAGATACATTCGTAGGATCAGTTATCTTCCTGAAAGACTAGTTTATTGGTATCATGTGAATACATGTACCTTGGTCATTAGCATGGTCACTGTGACTATGACTTAGTCAAATTACTCCTATCCCATGTATTATATTATATAGTATGTCTCTGCAAAGTATCTTATGGTGTTAGCATATGATAGGAGGCCTCTGCAGGTCTACTGTCCGGTAGACCATTGCTATAGTGGTTACCTGGAATAGGAGTTTGAGCGAGTAGACAGAATCGAACTGACGTCACCAGCTTGGAAGGCTGGGGTATTACCGCTATACGATACTCGCACATCAATTCGTGAATAGATGTGGATCGGCTGCTCCGAGGATTTACTAAGCAGCCATCCCAAAGGGATGGCGCGTTATATCCTGGTGTTGAGTCATATTGGACTCGCTTTACGCGAGTCTGCAGTCTCAAGGCATCCATATAACTACCTGCGGAGCTAGCCGATGTTTTTGCGGATGTCCCTTGCAAGAGTTCTGGCCCCTCTCGGTGTATCCAGTTTTTTCCATCTATATCTCCATGGAGATAATGGGGGTTCAACATCCGCATTGAGGTCCATGCAAATGCATGGAACCAGTTGTCATTATTACTCTGGTTGGTTGGATCGCCGTTAGGCCCCCGCCCCGCGGGGAGGTCACCTGATATGAGAGCTCTCGCTTTGCCTTCATTACTGTTAGATCCGGAAAGTTCGGGCACGTGAGAAATTTCGGCGGCGCCGCGCGTCGCGCGCGGCAGCCGGCGTTCAGTGTCCTCGGCCGGGTCGCGCGTGATGTTATGCATATGCCAACTCGAAACTTATAAGCTCATACCTAAACTCATAGAACATTATTATGTAATCTTTAAATCCTTCCATCTCTTCCTCAGTTGGTGTTCTTAAGAATGGGAATACAAATATAAATAGATTCTTCATCGTCTATTGCGTATGAGTGTAGTAAACACATCTGATAAAAACATTGGTGGCACTATTAGCAACCAGAATAGGGAGTATATGAATAGTCCTGCTAATACTGTGGTTAGTATTACAATACCAGTGAATACTAGATTGGTATAAAAGAATATGATGTCAGTTAATTTCATTGTAGTAGGTATTGTCTATGTGGCCTTCTCCAGCCTGCGTTACTCTTGTATTGTACAAAATGAATCTTCAAGTCTGCACTTACAGGATATTTTTCAAAATAAATCTTCTTGTCTGCTGTATTAGAATATTTTTCAAAATACCACCAACCACTTTTATCACCAGCTCTATCACGGTATTTTACTTTGTATACTAATAAATCTGCCTGTGCAGGATAATCAGTCACGTAAACTGATAAATCAGATTGATTACGATACTTGACAGAATAAATCTTTTGTGCCCTTAGTGAACAGTATAACAATGCTACAGAAACTATCACTATGTGTATTGCTGAGATAATTCGTTTTGTCATGTTGTTGCTTCTGTACCCCAGTTTAATTGTAGTCCGCAGTCATCACAAATAAAAACTGGTATTGTAATCATTTGATCACGGCCATCAGGTGCCATAAGGGCTGATAGCTTTTTCATTTGGAAGACTTGTTTGAAGTTTATACTGCCACAGCTTAAATGTCCACGTCCGTTACACGCAATATCATCTAAATCTTTTGGATCAATGTTTAATTGTGCAGGTTTGTTTAGATTTTGCATACTTTAACCTCGCAATACTTGTTGTTGTTTTTCGCCATATAAGTCCCAAATTTGTGGGCCTTTAGTCTTCTCAGTTTCAACTCTTACTTCACCAGCTTTAGCATCAACAATAAAATTTGTCTCGCCCGTATGTTTAAATATTTCATTAAGACATGATGTTAGACTAGTTTGCACGATTTGATCATCATAGTTATCAATCGCCTCTTCAGTTAGCAGCCATCGGTCTCCAGGGGCCTGACGTTCAGCCATTATTTTAATTGCCATTTATCTTCTCCAATTTAGTTTCAATTCTTTCTAATATTTCTATTGTCTTTTGAGCAGTGTCATTCATACTTCTCAATACACTAATTATTTTAGCACTTCTGTTACTTTCTTTTTGTTTCATATTATTTTCTTCGTATTGATTTTCTTTTTGCTTTAACGTTTTTTGGTACTTTTTTTATCTCATCTCTACGCTCGCTACCTGATCTTTTTTGAATGTGATCGGGAGAGATCACAGTACCTATTTCATTCCATTTTCTATCCCACCCAGAATCATGCCACGTTATAGTTCCCCAATGGTCACCATCATTATTAGCACCAATAAAAGATGTTACATCTTCGATTGCTTTCATGAATTTATCTATACTCATTATACTTCTCCATTATAAACTTAATAATTCTTGTGAACCAATCTCCCAGGGATATACATACCACTGTTTTGGGTTCTTTATATTTACGTAGTAGTCGACTTTATCAATAACAGAAGGATCTACGTCAACAGCACAAAATGTTATGCTCCACTGATCAGGATCTTTTGTTTGTCTTATCGCATTCATGAAATCTTTAACTACATAATCTATTGTAGCTCCTGTATCACATATTGCATCTGCTATTAAGATATTTTTACAATTGCTTTTAAGCTCTATACCTTGTTTCATACGCCAGTGATACCAGTCTAGCATCCAATAGCCAGGAGCATCTGAAACTAGTGGAATTCCGAGTCTATGTGAAAGTTGTGTCGCGAGTGTTAGACCGCCTCTTGGGATGCCATAAACAAATTGGTAATCTCTATCTAGCGGATTTCCATGGAAGTTTAGCTGTGTTGTTAACTCAGCAACATCTTCTTCCCAGCTAGGCCAACTTATATGATGCCTTGTATTTTTAAAATTAGGATGTTGTTTGCTGTCATCCGATAATACAACATTATTGTTCTCATTACTATTTGCTGCCAATGTGTTCTTGTCTTGCATACTTAATAACCTTTGCTTTTTTAATTAATTAAACATATTCCATACTTTATCTATCATTAATCCAATAAAACCAACTCCAATGACACTTCGCCACTTTGTTGTATTGTCTCTGAATAGCGTGTTTTGTTTAGTTTCTGCCCATAATCCTTCATTCGGATTAAATAAATTTTCTTTTATAAAACTCAAGCTTTCAGCCACCTTCTTGTGATCATCTCTCATTGTGTACTTTAGCTCATCAATCTTCTTATCCATCTCATCTAGCCTGTAGTGCACCAATTCTAGATCTTGCTTGTCTTTCGTGTTCATATGAAATTCCTATTTTTAATAAATATTTCATTATGACTTTTGAAGGAATTTTTTATTTAATTCTTTTGCTAATGCAACCATTTTTGTGGGATCGATAGTTGTTGCATCTTTGCCATACATTTTTTTGAAATCTAACATTGCACCGTCTCTAGTCCAACCATCAGTAACATAAAATGATAGTACTTCAATTCCAACGTTACGAAATTTTTCGATCTCTCTTCTTGTGTGCTTAACAGCTGTATGACCTGAGTAGTAAAAATCTTTACCACTGAAGTATGGCATGCCGTCAGAGTAATTTAAAAAGAATGCATCACGACCAGCTGAATCAGTAATGATTTGATTTGAAATAGCCTCGAAACATAATCCTTCAGGTGTAGTTCCTGATGCTGTTAAGTACTTCCAAAATTTCTTAATGTGAACGATCTTATTAACTTTTGAATCATAAAGAATGGCCATTAATGGTCTGCCAATTCCTTTATTTGTTAGTGTGGTTCTCAATGTAACTTGAACATGTATGTTTCCAGCCATTGAAGCAGCCTGACAAATAGCAGCCGTTGATTTAAGAGCATTATTAAAGTTTTCACCACTCATTGAGCCAGAAGCATCTATTGAAATATGGATAAATGCATCATTATATTTTTCTATCAATTGTGTTTTAAACACACGATCATTATTAAAACCTAGCTCTGCAATAATTCTTTTATCAAGTCTTCCTGACTCTTGGCGTGACCACTTTGTAACTCTTTCCTCATTACGAACTTTAAGTTTTTTACCAAGAATCTTACCAAGAAGAAGGCCTCTATTGATTGCCTCCGCTGTAGTATCTCCATGATAGCTGTTTGTTCTCATGAAAGGATACAGCTCTCTATTTTCCCAAGATTGACATGATTTAACCATTGAATCAGTAAGTCTAGGATAAATAACAACATGTGTTTTTTGAGTTGAATGTGAACCTGTGCCAACTTCAACCTGATAAGCGCCTGAATCTTCAACAGATTTTACAGATCCCTTTTCAGCTTTTGTCAATTTAACTTTTTTAGATTTGCCATTTTGTAATTCTTCTTGTTTCTTAATAGCACTTTCAAGTGACCTTTCTTGATTAGGTGTTAATTCAGGTAAATCAATTGTTGTGCCTTCACCTGAATCATCAGAGCTAGGTGCAGCTTCCTGATTAGGATCTGCATCACCAGATTCTCCTGAACCACTACCTGTGCCTTCTGAAGATTCGTCGTCTTCGTTCCCCTCAGCGCCTTCACCATTATCTCCTGCTTCTTCATCATTGTCCTTGATAGCATCAATATCAGCATGTTTAAGAATAAGATCATAAACTTCAAAGGCAACATCAAGTGCATCGTTAGTTGTTCTAAGTCTAGAAATATTTTGAAAACCAATTGTACGATAAATTTCTCTTAAACCTGGGAGTGCATCAAGATCAGTGTTCTCATTTGTAAAGTTCATGATACGAAACATATAGCTGTCCCAATCGGCTTCACGATGTGTATTTGATTTGAGTGCCTTATCAATAACACTAAAATTAAAATATTTATTATACATTGCGTGATAATAATTTTTATACCCAGGAGCTGACTTAAAAGTCAAGTAATCAATACGACGATCTTCAACGTAGTTAAGTAAATTTTTAATGCGCTTAGTTGTTTGTTCTGCGGCAGATGATTCTTTATAATCATTAGTGGTGAGACTGTATTTCTCTGTAACATATCTCCAAAGATCTTTAATAAGATCAAAATCACTATGAACAATGTGACTGCCTTCATGAAGAGCAAGTCCAACATTAGGATCAAAATTCTTTTCATTCATGTTACCTGAAAGGTAAACTTTTTTACCATCAGTAAATGATTCATCAGCTGAATTATAAGTAACTGGAATGTCTGTACGACCTGTAACGATATTTACATAATTTGCGATTGCAGCACGATAGGAAGCTAGCGCAACAACATCACGTCCTTTTTGTGTTTCTTCTGCATCTTCCCTCCACCACATGTCTAAAGATCCAGTAAGATTTCCAGTCCAGTAGTTTGAGTTTTGATTTATTTTTGTCATTTGATGTGTAACCTCTTGTAATTGATACTCTAATCTAGGCATAATCCGCGACAAAGTAAAGGCTTTTTTTTGCCTTTTTTTACTTTTTTACAAGGTTTAGCAACTGTGACGCGTCATCACTGAGTTCGCAACCTAAGTGATTTGTTCCTGATCCAATGTAATCACAATCAACATCCCATGTATTTTTGCCACAAATTTCACATACCCAAGAATCAATTGCCTTTTGATCTTCTTTTTTACCTACGGCGGTATAGATCCCTCTAGTTTTTAATGCTACTGTTATAAGATCTGCTATTGTTTTTCTTGCAGCATTAGAGCCAAGATTGATTTGCCCTTCAGCTAGATCGTCTAAGACTGCTTTTATGATTTTTTGCATAACTAGTTTCCTTTCTTATATAAATTTTATCATAACATTCCAAACATAGCTGGCCGGCACCACTAACATACCCAAGCCTATAATCTATATGATCGTGTTTACTATATTTAGTTTCAACATTACAACTTACACATTTGTCTTTCATTTGTCATCCTTTTTTCCAAAAATCTTTTCCCAATTCTCAGCGTACTTGCTAAGGTTATCTACTCTGCTTTTGTCGCCCTTACCGGCATCAGAATACTTACTTTTTGGTTTTGATTTTTCTTTTTTAATTTTTGGTTTCTTACTCATTAATATTTACACATATTATACACGGACATACAGAAGAGGAATAAATATCTACATCGCCATCTAACTCATCATTATAAGCTTTAATATAATTTTCTAATGAAACAATATCCGGTGCACCTCCAAAGGTATACAACCACTTTTGATAATAGTGATTATATTGTTCTTCTGAAATATTTAATAATTTTATATTTACTTTGGACATTTTAAAAATTCCCAAAATTGACCTGAAAAGTATTTAATCCTAGATCTCTCCACATCTTGACAACCTTATCTCTATCATCAACCACAAGAAAAACTTCATCTATATTTACAAAAGTATCTAACATTTCTTTTTTGAGAAGCTCATCAGGCATAAACCTCATTTCTTTAGTAGCTGGATTTCCATCAGCAACAGGCCATGAATTTGATTGAAATTTATCAGGTCTCATAACTAACAAATCAAATGGAACTTTGTTGACCTTCAACCAATCTTTAGTAGCAAAGAAACTTCTATCATTTCTTCCGGAGAAGATAACGATTTCAAACCCATCTTGTTTAAGCAATTGAGCCATCTTAATAACTGGTTTGTTAGGTAAGTCAAGTTGAATATTCTCAGCATTAAAAAATACATCCCAATCCATTTTATCATTGGTTAAGGATTTAGCTCTCCTAGCTTCAATAGTAGCAAGTGTTCCATCTAAGTCAAATATAACTGTGTTCTTTTTCATTTTTCTTTCGTGCCTTCTTATAAAGTCTGTTGACGGCTATTTTTTGATTGTTTGTTAATTGACCAAACTTCATTGCTGAAGTTGCAAGACCTGAGAGGAAATTATGATATTGGTCTTTATATCTTGCCTCAAACATTTCCCTTCTTACTGCATCTAACTTTTTTATTATTTTTTCAATTCTTTCTTCACGTTCAGGATTTGGTGCTTTACTGTTAACGTATCTCTTAATAATACCATCAATCGCTGATGACATTTTTGGAGTAATTTTTCTGCCATTTTTAATTGCTACCATCATAGCGATAACAAATTTTTTATAACTAGTTGTGTGTGCATCACGAGTAGGGCGTAGCGATGTTACGCTTAACCCCTCTGGCCAATAGGCTGCATCATCTAAGATATGACTCAACTGCTGCCATTTCCTGTCGAGCTTAAAGTTCTTGTGATCTTTTTTTAATACTGGTGCGTACTTAGCCAATTGAACCTCATCATTTTTGCTTCTTTTACATGTTTACAACCTAATTTCTTAGATTTCTTTTGCCATCTGAATGCTGGACAGGAGCATGACCAGTCTCTTCTGTCATTCCTCTGTATATCATGCTTCTTTCCTTTTAGCTTATAATGTTCTATACCGTACTCATCTATCAATGTGCCATTGAATTTTTCCATAAGTAAGTCAGCTAAATTCATTTTATTTTGCATTAGCTAGCAAGCTTAATGATGTAAGATTCATGTATGCATCTCGTGATTGTTCATTATTACCATAACTAAAATAACTCTTTAATATCTTCAAGTCTGTAGATTTGCCATCCTTTCTACCTGAAAATTCTCTTAATGCCCTGATGAATGCATCTGTAACATTTACGCGATTGGCATTGTTTTGGTACCAATTCCAAGAGTACTCTTTTTCGTCTCTGGTCAAGCCCTTACCATTAGCCCTTTTAGGTGTGATTGATAATTTTGGTTTTGAAGAAAAAAACTCCAGCTCTCCCTTTGCATTTCTTCCAATTGTTCTATAGTCTAATCCTGCTTTCATTGTAACCTCTTGTTTATTGAGTTACAATCTACGCATAATCCGCGACAAAGTAAAGGCTTTTTTTTGCCTTTTTTCACTTATGTATTCTTTTCTGCTGGGCTGATTCCAAAATCATTTAAGAATTCTGTCCAAGATACGTCATTTGCAGATGGTGCTTGCGGTATGCCTAGTATATTAAGCAACTCAGTATAACTAGTTTTATTGATCAAGCATTCTCTTAATCTTCCAAGCTTAATAAGCATATTCTCGTTTTCTTGGAACAAGTCCATCATCTGCTCAATTGACCATATTGATAAATTTAATTGTTTTCCATCAATTAAAAATAATTCAGTATTATCGTGATGTTTCATATTAATATATATCTAAACCTAATTGCAAAAGATAATGTCCAGGAGACTTTTTTACATATATAACACTATTTATTGATAACATAAGAGGGCTATGTTAGTCCTCTTTTTCTTTGGAACAAAAGGAGAATAACATCATGAGAGAAACTATCACAATGGTCAAGGATTGGATAGATGACTTTGTTCATCTACTAATGTCCTTTGTGGCGGTTGGTGCTATGTCAGAAGTCCTCTTCGGCAATGGTATCTTCGGTGTAAATGTTATTGGAAATCTAACAAATATTATAAGTAAATTCGGATCCTCCGGATTTGCTGGCTTAGTTGCTATGTTAGTATTAGTTGGATTGTTCCGCAAATAAAGGAATAACAGTATAACTGTTTAAAAAGGATATGGGCCGTGTAATGCGGCCCATTTCTGTAAGATTAAATTGATATATCCAGAACCATATCAACATTGAGTGAATTGGTGTGACACACCTGTATTTGATAATCTCCCGGTGGAATGTCAGGTCCATAGTCTTCTGTATAATATAACATCCAGTGATATGTAAAATCTCTGTATCTGCCATCTTCCCATGGGTTTCTAGTGTATGGTTGCTTATGAACGACATTTCCATTAATATCTAGTACCTGTATGAACGTCTTCTCATGTTGAGCCCTATATTTAATTTTTATAACATCACCCTCTTCGCCATTCCATTTTTTTTGAGTAGATGGCCATGCTACTAACGGATAATCATCAAAAGCAGCTTCTATATTTTCAGGCTTATTGTCAGCTTCAGTGTTCAAATGTTTGTTTAATACTGAGCTTAATATTACAATGATTAATGTACCAATTCCAACTTCTATAACTTCATTAATTTTCATACTTTCTTTATTTTTATTTTTAATTGTAAAATATAACCATCTATCTTTTTTGTATTGCTATCATCGGACATCTTTTGTCGCTTGATGATTAACTTACCTAATGCTTTTTGTAAATCTAATTTGGATAGTCCTTTCATACTTCGTCTATAATACAATAGTGCTAACGCTTCATCTTCTGCTTCAGCTCCACGAACACCAGCTGTTGCTGTTATGTTATCTACCTCTTGTATTTCTTCATCTGCTATATCTTCGATTTCGTTCCATATAGTATTATCCCACATGGCATCAAAATCCAAGTCAACTTCATCTTGACTAAAACTTAACTGGAAGTTCAGACAAATGAAAATTACTAGGGGTGTAATTGAAATACCAAGTCTCATTGTTCCTTCTCCTATGAAATAAGTCAGTTCCATCAAATTGCCATTCATTATCTTCATCGGGTATTCCCAAGTCCATAGTAACGATGACACCTCTTGTGCGACCTAAAACAGAAAGTGGATTTACCGGCCAGCTCTCTGTGCCTGTTGCTACAAATCGTTCTTCAGCATATAATTCTAATTCTTTCCACATCTGATGTACAAATTCTGTTTCAGCTTCTAATTCTTTTAATTCAATTATTCTTTGGTATCTCGGTACTGCTACTGCACTCATAATACCAATTATGAGAATAACTACGACCATTTCGATCAGCGTATATCCTCTGTTCATTAAATCCCTCCGATTACATATTCCTCGTATGACGGGCTATCTGTATTCATATCTTTTATTATTATTGTCCGTGTTACAAATCCTGTGGAATTTGTGTCGTTCTCTAGGTAATAACTATAAGGGTCTCCATTGCTATTATAAGGTAAACCAGCTTTACCATTAAATAAATTATCGGGTGTTCTACCGTCAGGTAAAACTAAATCTTTGTATTCTGAATCTAGCAAATGGTTTTCTGGTATTGGTGGAGGATCATTTTGAGTTACAAAATAATACCGCATAAAGGCATTCTTTATACTTTCCATATTTGATTTGTTTATTTGGAGTTGAGTTGATACCATCACATTATTAAAAGTGGGGATAGCTGCTGCTGCAAGTATCCCCACCAATACGATAGTTACGACTAATTCCGCTAAAGTGAATCCAGCAGAGTTATTCATAAGTAGTCTCCTCTACAAAGTTGCTCTAGCACCGAGAGTACCCACGTTAGCAGCATCTCCTGTTTGTGTGCCTTTAGCATAAACCCAGCCAACACGTGAATTATCAAGACGTTGATGTGTAATTTTTAGTGAAGTGGTATTAAATGTCCACTCCCCGTCAACATTAGCATCAGTTGCATCTGTAGTGTAACCATTTGGCTTTGTGTCCAAACCGTCAAATGGATTATCAGGCCATGATCTTCGACCATTATCCATCAATTGTTCTGTAGCAAAGACTTCTAAACCAGCCAATATAGAACCTATTACTGCATTTTCTGCAGCCGATTCGGCTTTAGCAACTGTTGTCATGTACCGAGGGATAGCGACAGCAGCAAGAATACCTAATATGATTGTAACCATTATTAATTCAATAAGGGTAAATCCTTTGTTATTTCTCATTGTCATTCTCCTTTCACAAAATTAAGGTGTTAATACTTTGTACATTTCAGCAGGATTCTCAGCATCTGCTATAATCATACAAGGAGCTTGAGCGTCTGAACCACTACCACTTCCTGGTATAACAAGATAGATGTAAGCACCATCCTGAAACGGAGATGAGATACCTGAGTTACCAAAGTTTTCTTTGAAATCTAAAGCACCATCTTCATCAAATCCAGCATCTATCTGGTGTGCACCATCATTATCAACACTCATCCAATCACCTTGTAGAGCATCTTCATCAGTTATTGAAGTTGAGAATACATATACGAAATCAGTTAAGTCAGCTTCATATCCTTCATAAGAATTTAGAATAGTTTCTAAATACAATTCCAATGCCATATCCGTAGTAGTCTCAGCAGGTAAATCAAATCCACCAACTTTTACATCATACTTAGTTTGTCCTGGAAATCTTCCACGACCTTCTTCAGACACAGCAGCGTTATAAAAGTTATTAGCTGCAGACTTGATTTTATCTAGATTAGCAATTGATGTTTTAGATTTAGCAGAATCACCAACAGCACCAAATTTTGGGGCGGCAGTAGTAGCCATCGTAGCCATCATTGCAGTAACAACAGCGAATTCAGCAAGTGAATTACCTCTGTTATTCTTTATTTTTTTCATTAAATTGTTAAACATTTTCTTCTCCTTTAAGAATTAATTAGTGTTTACATACTATATAAGGAAAAAACTATGCCAAACCCTGCTGATTTTGTAAAGTATTTTAAAATACTCTATAAGTATCAATATTATTGAACATAACTTTTGATTTTAAATATTTTATAGTATAACATATAGTGTAACATTGTGTTATTAGTGTAACAATATGATTCAAAGTGTATCAATAGTGATTGTGTTCATTGGGATGTATTCGAAGCTCTTTTCTATCCATATCATCGCTTGAGATTCAGTACTACCCATTATTATTTGAATTAAACCTATAACATCCATAACATTTAAAAATCCGTCTTGTGTTATATCACCCGCCTCGAATGAACAAATATATTCATTCTCACCTAAAATAACATCTACTAACATTAGTACATCTATTATATCTATACTTTCGTTACCATCAATATTACCACCAGTAAATATTAAGTTATTACATTGATCACAAGCATCTCCATCTCCATCATTATCAATATCATCTTGGTTCGGGTTGTAATCTTCTGGACAATTATCGTACTCATCTAATAGACCATCACTATCAGTATCCACTTCAAGATAAGATAATCCCTCTTGTATTGCAGCAAGAATGGCATCTTGATTAAAACCTGATTGGGAATATAAAACTACACCGCTTCCATCGATTACAATATTGTGTGGTATGTATCCAGTTCCAAACAAGGGATAGATAGTACCAACATCATCATCCAATATCGGATACGTTATTCCAAATGCATTTGCCCATCCCTCACAACTATAAGTTGACCAATCACTTCCGGCGGCTATTACTGTTACTGGTAAGTCTTGATATGATTGGTGAATAAATTCTGACAACGGAGCCTCCGCTTGACAACTTGGTCACCATGATGTGAATAAGTTTAACCATACAATTTTGTTTAAACCATCTGTATCGTAATCCCAGTAACCTTCTCCGTTAACACATGCCTCTGCACCAAAATTATCTACAATATCACCTACTGTGTAGGTTTGAGCATCTACAAATGTTGTACAAATACAAAACCAAAATATGAGTTTTCTTATAAATGTTTTCATCATTTTTCTAAATCTAACCATGGCTCTTCTTCTTTCCACCAATCCCTGTTTGGAGATGATGATGGAGGTCTTTGGTGAGCATGTTGAATATTTTTCCATTCTTCTGAAGAATGAACTTTCCACAACTCATCAAAGGACTTGTCATCTATTTTTTTTAAATTTAAAAAATATAATCGTGCTTCTTCTTGAGTATATTCAGTAGGTAAGCTAACTGTGTGGACGATATTGTCATGATTATCCACTAACACATACTTCATCGCCAGTCCTCCTCAGCCATCTGTATAAATGCCGCATCAGCTTCTGGTCTTCCGGCAAGTCTATTTAAATCCATTAGCCATCCACCTTTATTTGTTCTTATAGTTGTCATTAATAGTTTAGCTAATTGATCGTTTGGCACATCAGTTTTCTTATATTTGTCTAGAAATTCTTTAATTAATTTTTCCACTTTATTTTCCTTGTCCTCTATATTTTTTTTTGAATCTTTTACTTGTAGGAGTTGTATTAAATTTTGTCCCTCTACCCATGCCTTGTCGTGTCTTTTTTTTGGTTGTAGTTGGTTTTCCTATTGTTGTAATTGATTTTGCTTTTGCCATTTTTTACCTAATCCTTATGCGTATGAAAAAATTTCTTTTTGCTCATAGTCTTTAATATACCTTTGATATCATTAATCTCATCCTGTATACCATCTAATTGTTTATGAATCTTTTTATTTGTCTTATCTAACTTGTTATCAATGTCCATCATGTCTTCATATGTCTGATCTAAGGCACCTACAGTTCGATCGGATAGATCTTCAATCTCATCTCTAGTTTTATTATGAGCTTTCAGTGTTACCATCTCTAGAATCTTCTTGTTCAGTTCGGACTGCTGATTTAATATCGCTGTAAGTCCGTCATCTGCTAACTGTCCATTCTCAATAAGTTTTCCAAGAAAATGTATCTCATCTAATATCTTATTTAATTCATTAACATACAATCGAATTGTTTTTGGATCTGAAACTTTAATAAATGCAGACACATCTTGCTCTATGAGCTTATAAGACTTTTCCCATTCATCTACTTTATCATTTATCTTTGACATGTGCATTATAGAATATGATATAAATACAAAAATGCATGCACATATTATTCCACTGCCTATTTGTTTCATTAGCATTCCTCTCTAATTTATGTATATCATTTGTGAGTCAATTACAGCATCAGCTGTTGACCACCAAAGTAACATATATTTTCCGTTCATAGAAGTTACAGGTGCTAGCACATTATAAAATTCACCATCCCCATTGACTAAAGAAACTTGATTTGTAACAGGAGCCATTGTATGTAAATCAAGTGTCTCTTGCGCAGTGCTGCCATCACCATCATACCAAGTTCCAGACGTACATCCTCGGCAGTCTACCTTAAAATATCCATCTGTATCATATACCTTCCAGTACATATTAGACTCCCATTCAATTCGAGTATGTGTTACATCATAAGACTCTGACCACATGAGTCCCCACATCGTATAAAGAGTTTGATATGTACCATCATGCAATTCGATTTCATCAATGGCTTCAACTTCAACAAAAGTTGTGCCATGTAAATCATCAACTGGTTCATTCGGTGTAGTTGGTAATTCACAACCAACTATTAATATTAAAAGCGCACTAACGCTTATGTTTTTTAGGGTATTTAATACCATTTCGCTTAGCCTCCTTGAGCTGCTTGGCTTGTTTATGATTAAGTTTTTGTTTTTTGTGTTTACGTGATTTAACGTGTTCACGATCATTTTCATGCTCTATATCTTCAATATATCTTGTCCAATGTTGACTCACAGCTACCGCTCCTTAATTAAACAAAACCTTGAGCTCATTTAACTTATCAATGAACTCTGTAATTGTAAATTCCTCACCTTTGTCAGTGACTATCTTTATAGTGTCAATAACCTCTGGTTGAGTTGCTATTATATTAATTAATGCTTTCACACCTCTTTCAGTATAAAATGTACCAAAGCTTTCATTGCCTAATATATTGCTATCGAATTGTAACTCATGATTAGAGTCACCTTCCATCTTAATGTAATATGTTGTCATATAAGAATCTAATACTTATTTGCCACAAATGAAAGGTATTTGTTTGCTTTTATACCTCTTGTGAATTGTCTTTCGATTCTGCTTCTTCTGCTGGCTTGTCAATTAAGTCTTCTTTCTTAGCTGCCTTTTCTTTTGCTATTTCAGCTTTAAAGTCTTTCTTCTTTCCACCTGAGTATTCGTAAGCATGACCTTCAGCAATCAAAATATCATTGATGCTTACAAGACCATCTGAGCTTCTATCTATGTCTTCTGATACTGCATGTCCTACTGCATCTGGCGATACAAATATTTCACCAAGTACTCTGCCAAATTTACCAGTTCCATGAGATATGATTTTAAAAACTCCAGCCTCTAGCAATTCTTTATTACGAGCTTTTGCTAACAGTCCTTTTGCTTTCTCATCTAAATCTCTTGTTCTACTTTCCCAAGTATCGATACCCATGTATCTAATTCTTTTCTTTATTTTTAAATCGAAACCTAAATCAATAAAACAATCTATTGTATCTCCATCTAAAACTTTAATGAGTGTGCCGTTATATTCAAACGACGCCGGCTTTTGTGGCATAACTTTTCTCCATTACGCATTTATATTTTTACAATTACAACATTTACATTTGCAAGATTCCGATTCTTTACATTTACATTTTTTACAATCGCATTCATGAGTTTCGTGTATCATGTTGTTGCTCCTTTATATTATTAAATATAGCTAGCATTATTTATAAGTTGTACTTTCTATGCTACAGTGTTAAGTATTTCAGAAAATTGTTTAAAATCTATCATTTTACTTCCATCAGAATGTCCGTTTAACGGATCGGGATGAACTTCCATAAATAAACCATCACAGCCTATAGATTCTGCCATCATTGCGTATTGAGTTGCGTATGTTGGGCCGTGAGGATGAGTAATATCCACTATGACTTTACAATCGAAATTCATCATATCAATTACATTTCTCCAGTCTATAACTATATCATTTAAAACTGAACTTCCTCTTTCAATCATCTGTACTTTTGTATTCGGCCAACACTTTTCAATCATCGTATTTGCGTCCATTCCTGATGCTGATTGAGATCGTTTTATATTAACATATTTTCCAGTATCTGCAGCTGCACGTATTAAATCTGTCTGTCTACTTAATAGTGCTGGAATTTGGATTTCGTCTACTACTTCAGCAACAGCTTCTACTTGATATGTTTCGTGTACATCAGTTGTGAGCTTAAGGCCAAAATTATCTTTAACTTCTTGAAGTATTTTGAGTCCTTCATCAAGCCCTATTCCACGTTTTGAATTGATGCTTGTACGATTTGCTTTATCATACGATGACTTATACACAAAATCAAAATATGGGAATATTTCCTGTTGTAGTACAACTTGTTCTGCTGTTATGAAGGCCATTTCTCTGCCTTCTATTGCGCATGGTCCTGCTATAATTTTCATGAGTAGACCTCTATAATTTTAAGTGGAGCTGATAGGGATCGAACCTACGACCTCCGCAGTGCAAGTGCGGCGCTCTCCCAACTGAGCTACAGCCCCTAATTTCATGTTAGAAATTAACTGAAATTCCTACGTTAGCATATCTTGGTGTCCCAAGAAATACTTCCGCGTTATGAGCCAAGTGATTTCCATCACCAAACCCATTGTATTGACTATTATCAACTGCATCTTGAATGTATACTTCATCAAGTGCATTGAAAATATGTGCTGATACTGTTACATCTAGCCCAGCAACTTCTGGCAGCTTGTATGAAGCATGAATATCTAATCTTCCATACTTAGGAGCTTGCCAAACTGGAGCATCATTGTAGTCATCACTACCAATCTCACGAGAATCGGGAGACCAATCAGCGTAGTTGTCATCATACATTTTGTAAATACCCTGTATGTTGAGTCCCTTAATTGGTTTAACTGTTAATCCGCCGGCATATGATGTTTGTGGTTGATCGCCAACCATAAGCCCGTTAAGTGCATAAGAATACTCAGTTGATGTCATACCAATGACTTCGTCTGCTTCATTAAACTCCTGCTCTTTATACGAACCATCTGCGTCACCAACAAATTCCCATTTTCCCTTACTGATTACAAGATCTAGATCAACCATTTCATGAAGTGCGATTTTGCTTTCGACTTCAAAGCCTGAATGATCTTGTTGTACACCGCGTAAGAAAATTATGTCTGAATCACCGCTATCACCTTGTCCAGTAGATACATTTTTAACAACGTTTCTATCAATCCATTGTGTAGCATACGTGCTCAACTTAATGCTAACCAAGTCGCTGTTGTACTTTCCACCTAACTCAAAGCTTTTAAACTTCTCATTATCTGGATCTGATGATACATACCCGGAGCCAATTACATTATCCATAATTGGTGGTTTTTGAACGTATCCAGCATTAGCAAATACAGACATACGATCATCCAAGTTATAGGTACCGCCACCTTTCAATTGAAAAGTAGTGATAGCATCAGCTTCGTCATAGTTGTCGATTGTTTCACCAAGAGAATCAGTATCTGCTGCAAAATGGTCCTCATAAGAGTATGCGATTGTGGACAAACCGCCCATACCATACACATTAAACTTATCAGTGGTATACTTACCTTGCGCAAATGTACCAAACCAATCAACTGAAGTATCATAGTGATAAGCGATCTCATCACCTAACTTAACTACTTTACCATCAGGTGTATTGTCATCAGCATAATCTACATAGTAGTCACCACCGAGTAGATCACGAACTTCACGTGCGTGTTCTATACTAGCAGTTCTCCAATCAATACCAACTTGAACTTCAAACTCATCACTAATGTCATAGTTAAGTTTAGAAATCAAGCCGTAAGTATTTTGACGATTGATACTATTACGAAGAATACCCGTTGATCTGTTCTCTGTGTCTGACCAGGCTGAATCAACGTTTGCTGAGTTTTCAGCAATTTCGCCATTCCAATCCCAAGTCCACGGAGAGCTCTTGTACCAAGATAAATCTTGATCTGAAGCACCTGCGGCAACGAATCGTTTAACGCTTCCATAAGTACCAGTACCTCCACCAGATCCGCCGGACCAATAAGCTACTGAACTTAATCGTGCCTTATCGTTTATTGTCCAGAAATGGTTTAAGTTAACAAGCGGTTTATGAAAATAATTCTCTCTTTCGTTTAGAGAATTGGGATCATGTCTGTCAACAGTATTTTCACCGTACATATAGTAGTACTGTTTTCCAGTGTATGATGCGTCGACATTTGCAACATTTTGATTGAATAACCTACCAGCTTCAGTTTCGAATTTTGCACTATCTGCAAAAGCCGCTACATCGTAGCCACTAACATCACCAGCCAATTCTTGTGAATATGTAGCTATGTTCTGTTTGTATAAGTTATGTCCATGACGTTGCGGTGCACCTATTGCATACAACTCAAAGCGATGATCATTATTCATTGCATAGCTACTACCAAAATAGTATGCCCATGCATCTGTCCAAGTACCATCAATGATTCCATCACCTGTCTTGCGCACGACTGTTCCGCTTAAAGCTAACTTGTCGCCCATCATAAGACCAGAATTGTAGTTAAGTGTAGTCTTTAAAAAACCACCTGCACCACCTTCTTGTTTTACCTTGCCGCCTTTTTCATAAGCAGCAGGATCTGTAATGATGTTCATCGTTCCACCAATTGAGGGTGTTGCTAAGTTAACTGCACTTAATCCTCTTTGCATCTGAATAGAATGAGCAGCATCAGCTACACCATCCCAGTTAGACCAGTAGACCCATCCGTTCTCCATATCATTTTGCGGAACACCATTTATCATAACAGCTACGTTATTCTGGTTGAACCCACGAACATTGATACGTGCATCACCTGCGCCGCCGCCTTGTTGAGTTGCATACACACTTGGCGTCATGTTAAGTGCCATTGGAAGGTCTTGAGATCCAAGACGCATTTCCATTTCGGCTTTGCCAACTGTAGTGTGTGCAACAGGTGTATTTTCATCAGCTCTAGAAGCCAAGACTTCTAATGCTGACATAATTAGAACATCTTCTTCTAAATTGAAGTTGAGTGTTCCAACTATATCACCCACCACAACATCTAATGTTGCAGATGAGTACCCAATGAATGAAGCTGTCAATGTGAATGTGCCTTCAGCCCCAACATCGATAGTGTATTTACCAGATTCATCTGTTACACCACCTTTGTCAGTTCCTTCGACAGCAACATTTGCTCCAATCAATGGTTCAGTACCACTATTAACAACTCCAACAATAGATTGCGCGAACAATCCTGTCATCATTAATAATGATATTACTAGGTTACGCTTATTCATAAACGTTCTCCTTTTGTTATTACGTTTAAGACGCATTTTTCTATAGGTGCGTCAACTGCCTATCCGCTGGTTCTTCTTACTGCATATGTGAAATTTGCATTTATAGATATTAGTATTTACTTAGATTTTATATTATTATTTTGAAGTTGTTCTAACTTATTAATTATAAATTTTAAATTTCCTAATTTAAAATTACCAACAGAACCGCTATCTTCTAAAATCGACCCTAAATTTTGAATTACCTTGTAATCATCGTCTGTCAGCCTTGTCACATCAAATTCTAGAACAACATCATTTTTGTAGTCTTCATAGTACTGTGAATGTATCTTTTTGCTGAGGTCTATTGTTGTCTTCTTTTGTTCTTCTTCGATATAACCATTTACACCATACCCTTTATGACCAACCCAATCGCCATAAATATCATCACACCATATCTCTAAGGCTGCAAGATGCTCTGTTGAACAGTTATGTACTACGAAGCCTATGTTATATATTGGCGCCACTACTGGCAACATTAGCTCATCATGTAATACAGTAGATTTCCATTTACGAATAAAATTTCTCATATTCTTTTCATTTGTTTGTTGCCATTCTGGTGAATCTTTTCCAATATCACCACCTGCATACGTATTAAACCTACTTCCTCTACTAGTAAAATGATATACAAATCCTTCCCAAGTTTGTATTAACTTATAACCGTTTAATAAAAACCGGTTAAATAAATCTGAATCCTCTCTAGACTGAGGTGCAAATAATTCATCATGGCCGCCGATTGCTAAGAAATCTTCTTTGTACATACACCACGGTGCGAATATTCCACTTGTCACGTCTCTGTTATACCTCAGTTCAGGTTTTGTTTGCAAATCATAAACAGTCGTGTGAAATAGATTTGTATTAAAATCCGCTGGCTCAACACCACAATCTACTATAATTTTTTCTGGGCCGGGTGGGTGTAGTGGTGGCTCTAATCTTGTTGCAGTTACAACATTTCCTCTTTTAAGGTGTTTCAATACATGCATGTCTAAATTTCTGCCAGCAACCATATCTGAATGGAATGCCATTATTATTGATGTTGGTGCCATCTCAATACCCTTATCAAACATGCCGACTATTCCAACTCTTTCTGGCCCTGGATTTGTATAAACATGAAGATTTTCATCTGAAGCTATTTCGGATCGTTTTAACCATTTATCAGTTCCATCTTCACTCGCATCATCTAAAACTAAAATGTGATGATTATTTCCTAACTGCTTTATTGATTTATATGCTAACTGTAAAAGTTCTAAATTATTTCTACTGGGTATGACGAATGTAATTGGACCAAATCTTTCCCTCCATTTATCATCATCTTCATAATCTAGTTTAATTAATCTATCAGAAATCTCTGGAATATAATTCACAATTTCTGTCATTCTTTCAAAATGCTTTTGCATTTTCCAATTGCCAGAATTTGGTGCTAAAGGTCTCAGCCCATCATGCTCTGCACCAATCGCGCCCTCAGTTGATAAATTATATTTGCCCGAGTAGTCTTTATAAAATTCTGTGTATCCTTTTCTTAATTCTAGTCCCAAAAACTTTGCTAACTCTGGCATTACTTTACTATGATTTGATACTAGTTCTTCGTACTTTATAAGAAAAATATTGTCATGAGGGTTTTCAATAATATCTAAAACAACATCAATTGATGTTATCCATTTTTTAGTGTGATGTATCTCAGGCCCGTACCAATAAGCATCATCCACTTTGCTTTCTATTTTTCCTAATGAGCTTTCTACGAATTGCTTTCTTTTTGAAATTAGTGAATCTCTTCCATCCCTGTAAATGCAAACAACCTTTACATTGTCATCTGCGATCTCTCTTAATGATGTTTTTTGAATGAAGTCATTCCAAATTAAACCATCAGGTCTTTGCTGTGTTGTAAAGCAATCATGCTTTTTCCAAAGGTCGCTTGGTGTGCCATGTGTAAATACATTAATGCCTTTAAAATATGTCATTAACAAAGTAAGCATACTAGTTCCAGATCTCGGTGCACCTGTACATAGTATTTTCGCGTTTCCTTTTTTGCCTACCGTTGCATTGGTAAGCTGTATCCCACTTTTGCGTTGTGTCATATAAGCCCTTTTAGAAATGTTTCATTTGTAAAGTGCTTTCTAGCTGATTTTTGTGCATAATCTGCACACTTATTATAAAACTTTTTATCTGTCTTTAATCCTCTTGCTATCTTAACTGCAGAATCAATATCATTATAATCAACAGATGTCCACGGGTAACATATCGATTGTGTATCTGCTTTTCTATCGCCAATACATGGAATTCCATGCCAAGCACAATTTAAACTAAAACTTGCAGCTGCTGTCACACCCGGGAGATTAACTGCATATTTATATGTTCCCAAATTCTTCATCCAGGTATTCCAGTCTGTATAATCTAAATATTTAACATCAAGTGAGCTAGCTGTTGTCCATGAATCAGCTGGCATTCTTTCTAGTCCCATGGGTGGAATAAAAATAGGTACATCAAATTGTTTTGCAACAATAATCTGCTGTAATCCATTGTATTCTCTGGTTAGCGGACCAGAAATAATAACTTTTTCTTCCATAGCAACAGACACATCGGGCACATGTGCCATTATACTTCTCATTACTGCAACTGGAATATCAGGAAACATCCCTTTATAATATTTTACATCTGTTTCGTTAGGACATAAAATTTTATCACATTGGCTTACATTATTATACCACCAAACTTGTAGTGTAGCTGTATGTTGATTCCAATATCCTGCTTCGCCATCTTGATAAAACCATACTTCTCCTGTGAATTTTGATTTTATACTTTTGAACGTATTAAAATACTTTTCTACTAACCAGCCAATAAGTTCTTTATCTGCACCGCCTTTTGGAAGAACAACAACAACATTGCCATCGTATACTGTATCCTCACTTAGCAGTTTGGTTATTGGAATGTGTTCAGCATCCCACGCAAGTATTTGTGATTCTAAAACTCTCATGTTAGGATTGTCTTTAGGCATTTTGCCTATTATTCCCATCTCTGTAGTACAATAATTTATTTTCATATGTGGCTCAATGTTGTGTAAATATCTGGTACGTTTGGTTTAAAAAATTCTACTTCAATTCCTTCAAAATATTTCATTTCTAAATAATCCTTACCAGAAGGACCACTGATATATTTTGTAGCTTTGAGCTCTTTGCATATGTTAGCTAACAATTCTGATTTTGTTCCTGTCACAGATAGCGTCGATACCCTGATAAAGGGCGTAGTGATATGTAATCTATGCATGCAATATACTATACTTGCTATATTGATTTTAGTCAATGTTTCCATATCATATACAAAGCTTAAGTCTAGTCCAAAGTGTTGTTTATGTTGCTTTATAATTTTTCTTCTCCAGTTACTTTCAATAGGAACAACATCTTTTATGTGTTTTTTAACTGAGTCTTTTGGCACTGGTATTGTAAACCATTCTTCAATACCGTTTTTATTAAGAAACCTATTTCTATTTTGAAAATAATTTTTCCTATAATTTACATTGTCTAAGAATACAAACATGTCAGCATCAGCCATTTTTTGGAAGTAGCCTAAGTAAGGAAAATGTTCTGGTTGGTGTATTGATACTATCACTTAAGACTCCATACAGCATGATATAAATAAGTGTGGCCATTGTATAGCTCACGTGGAAATAATGTTCCGTAGTTAACAACATCCCCATAATGCTCCTTTATTCTCTTTGCTGTTGCTTCTAATAAATCTTCAGGGTCACAATCTGATGTATCATCCATTTCATAAAAATGTGATCTTTGTTGTTGCCAAGCTACGTTACTTGAAAAATTGCCATAAGGTCTTACGTTTATATTATGCACAAACCAAGAGTTTATTCCATCAGATGTATTATTTAAATTTGCTCCCAATAATGGGATAATATCAAAATACTCATTTGAATTCATTCCGTTGTCACAAAAAATTAAATCATATTTATTCGGTTCAGATTTATTACTCATCCAATCATATGAATCAACATTCAAACAATTATTTCTATTTCTACCAAACTGATTATTTAGTTTTTTCCACTTTACAGCATCCTGCTCTAAATGTGTTATGCTTGGAAGGGATAGCGCGCTGTTAAGCCTGTATAATAAATAACTACAGAAGCTGCCGTCACCTGCAAACACATCTAATACTTCATTTATTACAGCATTATCTTGTAAGTACTTTACGACACTTCTAGTACCATGTGTCCTATTAATCATAGTGCCTCTGTCTCTATTTGCTATATCAATTAAAGCCATTTTATAATCCTATATACTTCGTAATGTTCATAATCTGTATGTACAAAATTTTCCATTTGGTAAGCTTTTCCAATATTCCAATGTTCTTCACTTTCAAGATAGTATCCTAATTTTGAATACGATTGCTCTTTGGCAATATCATATTTCATACACATTTCTTTCTTAAGAGAGTAAGCACCCTCATCCATTGGGACAAAATAATTTGCATCAAAATGTGCAGAGCTTGGAGAGTATGCTGTCAAGAATCTATTCGCGTACTTATACATGCCCATCGCGATTTGATTCACTGCCAAATGATCAGTATGACAATCTTTACTATCATGTGTCAAAATGTCAAACCTTTTCTTAAAGTCTATCAACTTATAGAAATCATCTTTTAAATTATCAAATTCACTATGAAGTCGTCTTGCTGGATAACCCAAATTTGTATATTCTATAATATCAAACCTATGAGGTATTGTTGTGCATGAAAGATAATTGTTTATTTGTGCTAAATTTTCAAGCCACGTAGCTTCTTTAGGCTCCCATTCTGTAGCTAAAATAATTTTAATTGATTCGTACTCATCGTAATGCTTTGCTATGTAACCAAAAGATGAAAGCTCTACATCATCAGCATGTGCAACAAATATTATTAAATCTTTTTGTGAGTCTTCCAATATTCTTTCCATGTTTTAAATTTTATAGCTTTATCATCAATATATGCAACAGCTCTTGGTTTCTCAGCAGTAACTTTTGTTACATATTGGTCCATATCATGTTGCTTTAACCATTCCCATACTAACTGTGTGCCTGTCTTTCCGTTTATTAATCCCCTATCAGGCTTTGCTTTTGCTGTAAATATTACGACATCGTACTTCTCAGATAACTTTTTCAATGAATCTTTTGAGCCCTCTATAACATCACCATAAACTGTACCATCATGATAGCCTTTGTTGCTGTTGTGGATGACGCCATCAAAATCAACTGCTATATTTTTTGATTCATCAAGAAAGCTATGCTCTCTTATCTCTTGATTTGCATTATAATGTGCAATATCTTCTGGCTTATTTCCGCCAATGGGTGGACAAACCTTCCCGCTGCCATGAGTTAACTCATATTGTAGCATGAGAGATAAGCATTCAACTGTGTGATAGTATTGGCAATCTAAATTGATCTCTGTTACCTTTGGTATTTTTTCAACCATTGATCTTCCTGTCAAGCAACCCAGTTGGAAATCATTTGAATAACCCCATTGTAATGCCTTAATTAAATCACGTGATGTCCCTGATGATGATATTCCAAGAATTAAACATTTTTTCTTCTGTTCCTGTGTCTTTGTTGATGTTACCTGTTTAAGCCATTGATGCATCCAATGATCAAAATCTGTGTCGTTGATTAGTGACGTAACAACTGTAGCACTGTCAGGGCAAGTAGCATTTTTTGTTCCATTACTCAACCTTGTAATGTCAATTGCAGCATGACTTGCAACAGCTAAATTGCCGCCGTGACCCAAAACAAATATGTCATTACAGTTATTAAACTTCTCTTGAAGTGCTAGCCACTCTTCTGATTCAATAGTATTATAAAACTTCTGTTCTATACTTTCCATATTAAGCATTTAAAATTCCCCTTGCAATTGCGAGATCAAATGGTGTGTCAATATCAATTGATTCTTTTTCATCAATTTTTAAAAATCCAGGATTATCTCCAACAACTCGCCCTAGAGCTCTCATAATTTCTTTCTTTACTATTGTAACACCATAATTTAATTTTACAACATCAGGAAGATCCTGACTATTTGGTACATTATCTAATTCATAGTTTAGAGGATGTCCACCCATCCACAAATGATTTTTTACGTCAGTAACTGATGTTAGTGAATCGAATGACTTATCATGATAATATTTTATTGCAGTAATATGCGTTGCTACAGTAACAAATGGTGAGCAAACAGGCGCTAAAAATATATCATCTGCTTTTGTTACTTCACCAATATGTCTATGAAATTCAGAATTTGTGCAGTCTGAGCTAGCAAAATAAGCGTCCCTCTTCTGTGTCTCAATGCCGGCATCAGCTCCTATCTTTAACATTTCTTCACTATCGCTATTGACAACAATACTATCTATAAATCCTGCTGCGCGGACTTTTAACAAAGTATTAATCTTATGCTCTAACAATGTTAGCTCACCTAATTTTTGTAAATTCTTATTTTTAATTCTTTGTGAGCCGGCTCTAACAGCAATAACAGCTATCATTATAATTGACCTCCGTTTATATCCAGACATGCGCCGTGAATATATGCTGCATCATTAGAACATAAAAATAGAATTGGCTTAACAATTTCATCAACTGTTGCCAATCTTTTAAGCGGTATTTTTGATGCTAATTCTTTCTTTTGTTTTTCATTCATTGATTTATCTAGCATTTTAGTCAGTGTTTGGCTCGGACACACGCAATTAATATTAATGTCCTCTACTTCATGTGCCAATTGGCGTGTTAACCCAATGATTCCTGCCTTTGATGCTGTATAGTGGACGCCACTAACGATACTTTTATTTCGCCCTGCAATTGATGATACATTCACTATTTTTCCGCCGGCGGGCATTCTATTTATTGCTTCTCTGCATGTAATAAAGAACGATCTTAAATTTGTATTTAAAACTTCATCCCATTCATTATTTGAAATTTCTTCATTATGCTTACAGTAGTTTATTCCTGCAGCATTGACTAGTATGTCAAGCGAGCTTTCATATTTATCATATTGCTTAAATCCTGCCATGATATTTCCTGAAGAACTTAGATCTACTTTAATATGAGTTGAATGGTGATAGGGTCTTTGACTTGGAACTCTTTCTTTTGGCTTTTCTGTTCTAGAAAAATAGTATGTATCGTATCCAAGCCCTTGAAATGCATTTACAATACCTTTCCCAATTCCTTTACTGCCACCTACAACTAATGCTTTTTTATATGGCATTCCAATATTTTCTTCTTTAAGCGTATACATGATTTACATCCGGTTTTGTTATTGCATATCTAGCTCCTGGGCCTCTAATGCATTTTATTAGGTGTGGTACTCCTTTTGGAACCACTATGATATCATTCTGCCATACTTTTTTTGTGCCTTGTCCATCTATCCACCACTCCCATTCACCATCAAGAATGACCCAGTTTTCATCTGCATCTGGATGGTAATGCTTTCTATTGCCTTCTCCTGACTGTTGATTTATTATGACGCCACCAAAGGCATCATTGTAAGCGATTCTCACTGCCCATGAATCATGCCATCCGAACTCATCTCTAAGGTTATCTAAATTAGTGGTTGTTGCATTTTGATACTTTTCTAAAGTATTCCAGTCTATATCTTTTAGACCATCATCTTGCAACACTTTTACAACATCTGTTTCTGATTTCATTATAACTTTTTATTTTACATTAATATATATAGTATTCAATTTGCAGAATTTAAAATATTTTCCCATGTGTGATAATAATTGTACTCTTCTCTAATTCTTTTTTGTATCTTTTCTATAAAAGGAAGTTGCTTATCAACATTCTTTATGTAATATTTTACTTTATCTCTCCATTCTTCAGGTGTTGCTGCATATACAACCTCATCTTCATTAAAAAATTCATAGACGCCTTCTGTATCTGCAACGCCAAATCTCCCTATTGTATGAATTGTCCAAAATCTGTCCATGACACCTTTTTCAACCTTAAAAGATGGTGCATTAATAATTGGACAAACACGCGAATGTCTTAGAATATGCATGTGTGTTGCATCATCAACATGTCCTCTAGCTGTTCCTGGACCTCCAAGATCTGACGTTATTTCTGGATCATCTAAAAGAGGAACCATATAATCTTGAACTGACATTATATTTCCTCTTCCTGGCGTTCCCCATATTGAGCCAACAAAACCCAGATCTTGTGTAAATCCGTCCATAATCGGTTTTGAGTTATAAACCTCATCATATGTACATAGACTAGATCCCCATGGGATCCAAAAGATTCTATCTTTTAATTTCTCTACAATTCTTTCTTTCTCACCAAAACCTTTATGTTCTGTTTTTGCGCCGAATCCCCATATATTAACACCTGCATCATAAGCTTGTTCTAAAACTTGGTATAACGACCATCTAAAATTTTTAAAAAATTCTAGACACTCATCCATGTTATTTCCCCACTCTATGCCAGAATCATATTGACCAAATGCAACTAACTTATGCAAAATTACATCACCTTCTTCATAAATGCTATCGTTCAAAAGTTCAATAGTATCAGGATTGCACCAAGTAATAAAAACTCTATTTTTTCCTGTGTGCTTTTTTATTTGTTCTTTTTCTGTCCAGTATACTTCATAGCCTAAATGCTTGAAAACATCATAGAATTTTTTCCACGGATACCAATTTGTATGCCCAAACTGTGTATAACCACAAAGATAAATTACGTATTTGTCTTTGTGAATCACGTTGCCAGCCGTTTACATTCTCTATTACAATAATTTTTAGTTATTATCTTCATATCACCCCGCAAATCAACTCGATTAGTTTTCACTGCATTTCTAGAATATGTAGGTGGTGCCTCACCGATAACCATTAATCCCGGGACTGTATGGTGGACAAGCGGATTTGTCGCCATCTTTCCACAATGATGACATTTTCTTCTTATTGTCTCTCTTACATATTTTTTCATTCTTGGCATATTAATTCCTTTTTGTTAAATTACTTCTACAATGCGTGATTCTCTTACTGACGTTAGTTCCCACTCATTGGGATTAGCAGACATCAATTCGCCAACTTTCTTTTCGACAATAGATACAGATGTAGATTCACCTACAAGAATTTCTTCTTTTAGTTTCTTTGTCTTCACCTGGCCTTTGTTACCAACCGGTACTTCTATTTCCTGTATAACTGTTGCAACATAGTATTTCATTTTGTTGTTTCCTTTTTGTATTTTATTTTCATGGTAATTATTATTCCCAAATCCTTGCTAGCCTACGAATAAAGCCAAGTGTGGCTCCAAATCCAAATGCTATTGCAGCTATTTGTAAATTATCTAAGTACATGGCCATTGAAGCCAGTAAGTACGCTGCAAATCTAAACACTCCGTAAATTGAAAATTCATGCTTTGTGTCTAGCTCTTCTCTTCTTGTCATTCTGTATTCCTTTGATTATTGTATTAGAATCTAACCCTTTTTTGTTTAAATGTAAAGGCTTTTATTTGTTTAATTTTGTAACTTTTTCTGACATCTGTTTGCATACAGCATCAATATTAGCATGAAGTTTATTAAAATCATCATCTGTTATTAAATGATTATTTCCTATAAAAAAGCCATGCGCATCTAGATATTCTGCATTTGGGAAGTCTTCTGGCTTATAACCATATTCTGTTAAAAATGGTTGACGTAATAAATTTCCACTGCAAAGTGGCCTTGTTTCAACACCAGCTTCTTGTAAAGATTTTTCAAGCTTATTTCTGATTGCTTCTGTCTTACAAATAAATTGTAAACAGAATGATGAAACGCCTTCTTTAATAAGATCATTATGTATAAAAGACTTATACTCAGAGATTATTTCTAAAAATCGGTTATAATTTTGCTTACGTTGGAAATTTTGCGAGTTCAATCTTTTTAATTGACTTTTGCCAAGAACAGCATATATTTCTGTATTTCTAAAATTATAGCCATCTGTAACAAATAAGAACATTGGATGAATTTTAGGATTCTTCTTCTTAGCTGCTTCATAATATTCTTCATCTAATTCACGCGCCATTCCATGTGATCTTTTTGCTTTCATTACTTGATACAACTCTTCATTGTCAGTTGATACCATTCCGCCTTCAACTGTTGTCATGTGATGCCCAAAATAAAAACTAAATGTTGATCCCTCACTCAGTGTACCAGCATTTGCTACGCCCATCTGGCCGTCACAGACTGCTCCATGTGATTCACATACATCTTCAATCCATTTAACATATTCATAGTCATATCCTGCATCTTTAAATATGGATTTATAATCTTCTATTTCTGCAGGGACGCCGAATAAATGTGATACAAAACATGCTTTTATATCATCATGTTCTTTTGCAATTTTATAAAGTGCTTTTTTATCAAATGAAAATGTTCTTTTATCTACATCACAAAAAATTGGTTTAAGTCCTAGTTGAATCACTGGTGAAATATTAGTTACCCATGTTATAGCAGGAACAACAACTTTATCTCCATCTTTTAATCCATATAATTCTTTAAGCGAAGCTAACAATAAAAAATTTGCTGTGCTACCTGAGGAAACAAATAATGATTTTTTAACACCCAGCCACGCAGACCATTGTTTCTCAAATTCTTTTACATGAGGTCCATTTGTAAATCTATTTGATGTGCTAATAAACTGTAGCATTTCATCTTTATCTTCCTGTGTTATGCAGTCTTTCATTAGCGGCCAATATGTCTCTATTGTTTTCATTATAACTCCTTAATTTATTTCTGGAAATCCAGTATTCAAATATCTCTTATCAACAAAATTTAGTACATTGTAAACATTTAATAATTCATCAATCCCTTCATCAATACTTACACTGATATCATAGCCCAAATCATATAACTTGTCATACGATACCTCATAATCTCTGTTATCTTTGTCATAGTCAAAATCATTATAGTGTATATAGCACCCAGTCTTATCCTTAATCATATCACAAATATCACGTTTTGAATAGTTTAAGTCATTAGATCCGCAATTGTATACTTCACCTGACATTTTATCATGATTTACAATTGCAAATAAAAATGACATCGCCATATCTCTAACATGAATGAATGTTCTCATTGCGCTTGATTGATAGATTACTAATGCTCCCTCAGTTACAGCTTTATACACAAGATCATTTATTAATAAATCCATACGAAGTCTTGGTGAAATACCGAATGCTGTTGCAAATCTATACGCAATTGAATTATTATGTTGATTCATTACAATATCTTCTGCTTCTGTTTTTGTTCTTCCATAAAGTGTTGATGGGTTTAACGGCGTTGTCTCGAGACATATACCATCAACTTTGCCGTAATTTGATCCTGTTGATCCGAATAATAGCAGTTGAGATGGTTCAATTGCGTCAAGTACATTTTGTGTACCTTGTACATTAATATCTGTTGACATGTTCTTATTCTTGTCACATGCAAAATAGCCCACAACAGCTGCTAAATGAATAATAACATCTTTATCTGTCATTGCATCTGATAATTTGTCTTTGTCTAGGATGTCTCCTTTTATAAAGTTGAAATTTGGATCGCTGAAAAATGGAATTAAAACTGCACCATCGTACATTAACCTATCGTACACTGTGACATAGTATCCGCTTTCTAATAGTAACTTCGTGAGCTCCGTTCCAATATAACCTGCGCCACCTGTAATTAATATTTTCTGATCATGTATGTTTAAAGAATTCATTTTGACTCCAGTATATTTTGTATCTCATTATCAACAGAAAACTTGTCGTCCGTTGATAATAAAAGTTTAAGTAAATGCATTTGTGCTTCCTGTGCGTGACCTTCTTTCTGCATATGTTTCATGTCCATTTTATAATTGCCCTCATCATCTGTATTTTCAGCACCGTCTTTATAATTACCAACCCATCCATCTCTATAAAATGAGATACCTGATAGGTGTAAATGATCTATGTCATAATTGATTAAATCAAAGACTGCTGACGTTGCAACATTTGCTCTTGTCTCCATCATTTCATGTAAGTTTAAGTGATATAATAAATCAGCTGGAACATGAAAATTAATTTGATTTTCATTTAGATCTCTAAATTTTTTATTATCTTCATGGAAATAGTCTAGATTATATGGAAATTGGGATGCCAACCATTCTACGCCATAGTCTTTCATACCACTTATGTCGTATTTTCCACCATTACTTTCATGTTCCATCATACAATGATACCTCATTGTCGTCTTTTTTCCATAATCAGCTTGTAGTTCTTTGCTAACATTCCAGCCTTTATTTAGCCTAATAACCACATCAAATTTATCAATTTCTTTTCCTCTGCCTAACCCTTGTAAGTATGGAGAAGGACCTATTATAATAACTGACTTGCCCTTTAAACGCTCATTTAATCTAGATGATATTTTCACATCACCTCGAACAGATCTTAAATCATCTGCTGTTGTATTAGTTCTATTTCCAAAACGAAAAGGTTCTGGAACTATAAACTCAATTAGCTTGTATGTCTCCATATAACTTATTTTGTGCTTCTTGTTTTTCTATTGTCTTATGATGATAAAAACACCATTGTTCTTCATACGGCAAGAATGCATCTTTTTTTGCACCAATTAATCGTTCATGAACTCTTCTTGTCCACTTAATATCATCTTTATTTTTATAAATTCTTTGTTGTGGGTCTGGCCAATTAACCCATCCCTGTTCATTTATCTTATAATGCCATTGTCTTGCATGTTGTGGTGTTATACCCTTGACAGTATTCACTCTTGGCACCCAAAATAATTCAACTTCTGGATTCGCCTCTAGTAAACCCTTAATATTTGACATTAAAAATTTATTTGGCATTTCATCGGCATCAATATTAACAATCCAATCTCCACTGCATTGATCATTCATAAAATTTTTATGTGTAGAAAAGTCTCCATGAAATCCACGTTCTACAAATTTAATATTTGCATCTGGAATATGAATGTACTCATCAAATACTCGCCATGTCTCATAGCTGGAATAATCATCAAGGATAACTAGCTCATCTTCTTTATCTTTATTATTTAGTATAAAAGGTATAAGCTCTTCTATCTCTTTATGTTCATTATGTGTTGTAACCGCGTAACTTATTGAAATCATATGTCAGACTCATCAACATTTGGATCAGGGCTGAATGAAATTAGCTTGCTTTGAAGGGCAGGTGTCAACTCAAGATCGTCAACAACAAATACAGCGCTTCTCTGAAGAAGTTGCCAAGAAAAAGTTCTGTATATTGGTGATGATATCTGCTTGAGCAATCTTTGAACTTTTTGGTATGTCACTCTTGGTGGGTTTTTTACAAGAGCTTCCACTTCACCGCTTTCTAGAAGTAATAATTCATCTGATAGTCCTTCTAAGATCATGCTAATTTGATTTGTTTGTAGATTTCTTGTTCCTTTTTTGGGAGGTACTGCACTAAATTGCACTGCGTGAACTAATCTTACTCTTTTTCCATCTTTTCGTTTATACATGTGTTGTGGGTTTAAAATAAAACACTCACGAAGACGAGCTTTTGCGCCTGGACGTTTGCCTTTGTATCTAAATTTTACAACTTGGCCTGGCTGTGAAGATGCCCAACTAATTCTTCGCATTTCTTAGATCCTTTGTTATTCCCATATCTTTGATAGCTGATATAAAATCAGCTTTGTTATAGGTATCTGCATTTTCAATATCTAATTTTTCAGTATAACCTTCTGCCGCAGTATCACCTTGTGAAACAGGTACGACCTTAGCAAATTTCCATTGCCAGTCATATTTGCTAGAGCCTTCAGGAAAAATCATACCCAACTTACCCATATTAACAACAGAGGGATACCACCAGATTCTTCTTACTTCATCAAAGACTTTAATCTTATTCATTAACAACGCCATATTTTGTTCAGACTCTCTATCATGATCATTATTGAATCTTGTATCACTCATGAAGCCACATTTAAAACACATAAAACTGCTATATGCTTCTTGTACTTCTTCGAAGCAGTGGTCTAGATCTTCACACACAAAACATTGTATTACTTTTTCCATTTTCTATCTATCCAATCTGTAAAATCCATCATTAATAAGCAAAACATACAAAAGTAGATCATTTCCCAATTTTGCATAAAGCTTGGTATTATAGCTAACATCATATTCATACCTCAAAGTATTTTTCTAAAACTAATATTTTATCTTCACAAGCAGCCATAATGCTAAGCTTATCTTCAATTGTCTCTATAACATTAGGATGGTTAGCAATGCCAACCGTGTTTTCAAGCATAATTTGAATGTTAACTTTATGAGTTTCAATTTCGCCTTCAAGCTTTTTTCTTATAGCTTTCACAATTGATGAGCCTAGTTGCATCATGATGTTTTTTCTAATTTTGGTAAGTTAATCTTTGGTATAACTGTTTCTGTAAATTTTGGAAGATTATCATTTAATATACTGCCTAACCTCTTCGTCATACTATCAAAACTAAATTTTGATTTGTTCCACATTGCTTGTTTTGCAGCCTTTGCTTTAAATACCTTATGATTTTTTCGAACACTTAGCATTTGTCTTGCTGCCTCAGGATAATTAACACAAAACCATTGTTGTCCTTTGACAAAAATATTCTCTGGAAGTGAAGCAGGATGAACATCTATCATGCTGCCTGGCAATAAAACTGTATTGGTTTTATTAAGAAAATCTGTGTGTCCGGACCACCCTGTAGCAAGAATTGGCTTAGCTGACAGACTTGCTTCTAGCAATGGCCTTCCAAATCCTTCTCCGTGTGTAAATGTAATATGAGCTTTTACCTTTGGATGGTTGTACAAATCATTCACTTCATCATCATATAAATCTGCATGTAATAGATAAACACTTGGTAGCGCGCTCTCAGGGAGATCAAGTGATATTTTTATATTTCTTATTTTTCGTAATAACTCTTCTCTATCTAATACACAATTTGTTGCGCCAGATGTCTTTAGTATTAGCGCAGTATCTTTTTTATTTCTAAAAGTTGTCATAAAAGATCTAATAAGATTTGCAACATCTTTTCTATCATGTCCTTCTGGTCCTTGAAGCCAATGGCCAACAAATAAAAAGCACCAGTTCTCTTTAATTTGTTTCATTACATCAACAATAGGCTTTGAGAAGCTTGACCCTGAAGCTTTCTTATGAAATATATCAGTATCTGTTCCTTCAAATAAAACCTCAACTGGCTTTTCAACTTTCATAACTTTGTTTACAGCCTTGTCAGTGTACTCTGTTAGCAGACAAACATCCTTGCTAAATACTGAGCTTACCAGTGTCAAGTCCATTCGATTAATACCTTCGATCCAAGATTGCGGAATTGCTGTTGCCTCGAGGCCGGCTGTTATTCCAATATTATATTTTCCAACTGGCATAAATTCATTTGGAACAACGATATGTATATGAACATCAGGATTCTTTGGTAGCGCATCTTGACTTGTTACTATACAATCAAATATTGCTTTATCTCTAGGGTTATCAATGACTAGAGCATTTTGTGCTGTTGTTCCCCACGGTACAGGAAATACACTGACGTCATACTTATCTAATTTTAATAATGCATGCACAACGTCTCTTGATCTTGCCCCGTATCCTGATCTTGTTGCAACAGGTGCAGTAACTAAAACACTCGGTTTTCCCATTATATCTCCTTGTTTAATGTTAGACCGTTAAATTTTATCTTTCTTGGATTCCATAATGTAGCATTATCTATTGTCATTCTTGCTCTTGGTTTCCAGTTTTCCCATACTTGATGCATATCATGTACAAACCTTCTACACATTTCTGATGATGTCATTCCTATTTCCGGATCAAGAATAAATTCTCTTCCTTTCATACCTGCTTCTTGTAATTTCTTACCTCTCATAGACCATGCTTTTTTAATTTGTATTGCAACATCTTGCCAATCAGGTCTATCATCAGAAATATATGGAGTTGGTATTGAGCCCTGAATTGATCGCGACATTGGATATACAGGAAATACCCACTCACCGTGATCCTTATATCGTCCATCATGATTTGATCCCCACTCTAGAGTGTAATCATCAACTGTTAGATACTCTCCGTTTTCTTTTTTAAATCCACAATAATCTTGCATTCCGCCTGAAACATTTACAATTAATGGCGTGCCAGTAATTAATGATTCTGCACCCATTAAGCCAAATCCTTCATTAGAACTTATTAGTATCGAACAATCTGATAAATTATATAACCAATTCATTTGTTCTCTTTCAAGCTTTCCGGAAGAGAAGCCAACAGAATAATCAGGGCATAAATTTGCTACAACTTCAGGAAGATCAGTTCCATTTTCATCTGCTGGTGCACAATGCATTAATAATAAACACCTAGCAGCATCTTCTTTTGGAATAGAATCACAAAATGTTCTATACGCATAAACAATATCTGCTGGTAATTTCCTTCTAATATTTCTAGCATTATAGAAAAGTACAAAATCTTTTTTACTGTGTTGCAATGCATCTTTTTTAAATTCTTCGTATTCTTTTTGTTTCTCATATTTCTTAGGTAATGGAAAAAAATCATCTTCATTGATACCATGCGGAATGTATGTTGCTTGCCAATCTTCGTATGATGATCTTACTTGCTTTACAATATTAACACTTTGTCGTGATATATTAAATAATGCATCTACAGAATCATAATATTTTTGGTTCCACATCGGGTACGGAAGATCATCCCATATATTGTAATAAAAAATAGGCAGATTTTGACGTATTTCATTTTCCATTTGGAACAACCATCCCCAGAATCTTGGATCTGTATAGATCATGATTGCATCAGGTTTATAAAAATTTAGACATTGTCGAACAATCTCTTGGTTTCCATAACCATTTACTGGATGTATTTTTAAATATGCGTCTTCAATTCCAGTTCTTTTTTGCACATCTTCATTCATGTCTATCGCCTTATCAGCGTCTGGATGGTTTATTGCACCACCAATTTGAATCCAATTAATTTGATGCAAAGTTCCCATAACAAATTCTCTTGACATATTCCCGACACCTGACGTCATTCTTAAATCGTCACTTAATAGCAGGACTGTTTTTCTTTTGTTATGCGGGAGAACTTCGTATCCATTACGAACGTCACCTAGCTTAAGCATTTAATAACCTTTTTTATAGTTTTCTTTTAATTCATTAACATCTTTTATAGTACTTTTAAAATCTGGATCGTTTAGAAAAAGATACATTGATCTATTAACTAGTTTTTGTAGTGTCATATTCTCTGATTTACTGCTTTTTCGAAAGTCCGTGTATAGTTCTACTAGCACTTTAATCGATGTCAATTTCCAAAAATCATGTGTTTGTTTTATCATCATAACATCCTTTATTTTTAATATATATCTATTTTTAATATATATCAAGAAATGAGATAAAAAATTACTTTTTATATATACCATCATAATTCTTTGAATCGTTCCTTTTTTGATGTTTTATAACAGGATGTCCTGTTTTCTCGCGACTAAGAAATTCAAAATGACTTCTTAAAAAAACCATAGCTGCTATAATTCCATCAACATTATGTCGTCCTACAACAAATCTAGCGTCTGTTTTGTTGCCATTTGGTACATCCAAGAACACTCTTTCTTGTTTGCATACATCCCAAACCTTTATTGTTGTCTTTATTCTTAATTTTTCACTATGGCTATCAACAAAATTTGCAACTTCTGCCATATCATGTGTAGTGTCACAATAAATACACAGTATAAAGTCTTTAGTTTCATCAATTGTATTAGAAATATATTTCCAAACTGGATCTCTATATTCAGACATTATAAAATTTGCTGGTATTCTAACAGTTGGTATCATGATTTGCCCTTATCGCATAGTGCTGGCTTGTCCGCAAATTCACACCACTTACATTTATTTTGTACGCCAAGTTTTTCATACTTTGTTTCTACCTTGTAACTTCCATCTTTATTAAAACATTCACTAATAAATAGGTCAACTTTATCAAAAATTCTATTAATTGATACACCTGCAGACGGTGGCTCAAATCTTTGAATATATTTTACTGGAAAGTCTGAATTTTCCCACACCATTCGTTTTACGATAATGAATTCTACATCTACCATTGAAATATCGACATTATATTTTTCAGCTGTGAATTTTTTATAAAATAAAAGTTGGCCTCGCTTCATTTGGTCTGTCTTTTCTTTTTTCCAGCCTCTAGTTGATGTCTTGATATCAATAACCTTAATTCGACCTGTCTTTGTATTTCTCATTAATACATCAATATAGCCCAGCACGTCTACAGTCTTATAATGTGTCTCTATCGGTGTCTCAACACCCAATAATTCCCAGTCTTTCTTGTTAAAATAATCAGATCTATGTCGTTTAAACCAATCAAGTGCTTTTGCTCCTTGAATACAAAACTCAGTTAGTTGTGATTGTGTAGAAAAATGAACTCCATTTGCATTTTTAACACCTTCACCATAATGATACTTAAGCCTGTCAACGACCATATTTGACAAATCTATTTCGTCAGCTTCTTTAATAGACACAGAATACATTTTTGTTAAGTATGTTTGTAGTGTATCGTGAAGTGCCTTACCATACACTGTAAATATTGAATCTGTGAATGTTTTGTGCCCATCAATATAATTTAACTTCCACTTATAAGGACACTGTGTATATGTTTGGACTTGCGACCAGCTAATTCTTCCCATTAGTTATTTACCCCACTTCCCTCTACTGACAATAGTTGCCATAATTCCATAATTAGAAATGTCAAGAAATGTATCTTCTAATGGTTCATCTTTAACTGCACTTTCTCGGTTGTTCATTAACAAAGTTTTTAGTCTCTGGCATTTGTCATTAATTCTGAACCATAATCCTGTAAGAGATAATTTTATTTCTTCTTCTGTCTGTAATTGTGTTCCAACTGAAATATTCCCTGGGCCGTAATCATGCTGCTTTTTACAAAATAAATCAAATTGTTCTTCTTGAATTTGTCTAAATTCATTGATCATTTGAGGGTAAGCTTGTCTAAGTACTGATTCTGCATTACTTTTCTGTCTCCCAGCCTGCGTTCTTGCATTCTTCTTTAAACTCTTTTTTATTGTCATATCACTCTCTCTGATACTCATTACAACTCCTATTTTCTAAATATAGCTTGAAGCCTTTTACCACTTAATGTGACTTCATGCACGTTTTGGTGTGGTATTTGCTTAACTACATCCATTTCTATTTTAGCAAACTTTTCTTCTTCATCAACTACAACAAATATGTACCTATCAAATTGTTTAGTTATACCCTGTTCTAGCCAGTATCTTTTTTTATTGAACCCTTCTTTTGTCCCTTTTACTTGATACCTTAGCCCATCATCATCGATAATATCAGCTGTAGCTTTATCTGCTGTTGACCAGTCAATTCCCAAATAACTGCATGCTGCTATCTCAGAAAGATTACCTATAAAAGTATTTATGCTGTTGTTCCAGTTCTTGCTTTCAGCACTGTCTCTATCATCTTCTTCTATCTTGTAAAGATTTCTATTTATTCTTTTCATAATTTTGTACAACCTATTTTATTTCTACGTAAAAATGCTTCTCCAGTATTACTTCTATCATACTCGTCTATATAATAAACACACTTTATACCTGCTGCTATTATTAATTTTGCGCAGTCAATACAAGGTGAGACTGACGTGTAAATTGTTGCACCTTGTGTAGCTACCCCATTTTTCGCAGCATAGCCTATTGCGTTTGTCTCAGCATGAACTTCATGCTTTGTTGACCATGTGTGATGTGATTCAATTGGCAAACCACCAAATACATACTCATCTTTACAATGCTCTTGTCCAGCAGGTACACCGTTCCATCCTGTTGATATTATTCTTCCATCTCTTACAATTACACAACCAACTTGTACCCTTGCACATGTTGACATAGCAGCTGTCTCTTTTAATATTTGTTTAAAGTACTTGTTATAATTTGGCATTATGTTATGTGTGCTGAATGTAGCGTAATTGTTAACGTATTTTCTTTTGGTATTTCATAATCTTTTATTCCCACGGCTTTTGCACATTGACCACATAAATACAATAAGAATTTATAATCGTGTTCAAATATATTTACAACATCTGATGACCTTAACGTTGCATAGAAATTTAATCTATCTTTGCGATACATCATATGAAATAATGCTATACAAGAATCATCTGCATAAATATATCGTCTCGTAGCTTTTGGATCTTGTGGTTTGCCGTAAGGATTATCACCAATATTTTCTTTTGTAATTGTTGTCAACATCTTAGAAAGTATTTTTGTATAATAAGCTTTTTCAGATTGATGTTCTAATGCATCAGCATGTGATGTCATAAAACTAGCGCTAAGATTAACTTCAAATGTTACCGGAAATGCTTCATTATCAGAAGCAATAGCATTTTGTCTAACTTGATAAGGAATATCACTAGTCTCACTATTCGCAAGATATTTCAATACTTCATCATGTGGTTCCCATGGGAGTTCAGATGAGTTTCTAACAACATGGACAGTGCTAAATGATTCATAAATATTTAATACTTCTTCGTATGCTTCTCTTATCTTTATAATTCCATGCCAATTTTGAATCTCATCACCTCTTTTATTGTATCGCTCTCCTAATAACTCTAAATCTGGCATTAATACGATTGTCCGATTATTTAAGTTATTTAAATCATCTCTTAGTTGTTTTTCTAGAAGTGAGATATTTGGTCGTTTATATAACCTAGCATAAACTAGCGCTGACATAAGAGATCTGTCAATAATATTGTATTTATTTTTTGTCTCTTTGTGAAGTCTTTTCATTAGCGTAGTTTTTCCTGCCAAATCTGCACCTTCAAGTGTAATATTATTTAATAATAGCATAATAGAATCTAATACTTTTTCATGTTATTGTAAAGGTATTATTTTAAATTTTGCTGCATTTGTTGACATTCCCCATTGTGAATCATTGTGAATATCAGCAAGACAAAATGTATATTTACCTGGCTCTTTATCTTCGTAAAAATCGCCCCAAACACGTAACCAGCCTGTATTATTTTGATTATCGATTATCTTTAGACTCCAGAAAACTCTATTATTTTTTGATTTCTTTTTAGTCTTTTCAATAACAGAAAACCATCCTTGCTTCCTTGTCCCTTCAGGTATATCAAAAGCACATATTACATTATGTAAGCCAATTTGGTCCATAACTTCTTCCGGAAATACAAGATCATTTTTTATTGTTGCTGTCATTGAAGCATAATTCTCGATCTTTTCCATTCTAGACCAATCAGGAATATCTGCATATTTACTAAATAATCCATCAATATAGTCTGTTGGGTATTCATTTTGCTTTTCAAGTTTCTGACGTTGTGTCTTTGTTAAACCGCTTATGTGCTTTCTAAGTGTTTCATAATTTTTATCATCTGTTAGCACGTGGAGTAATTGATTATGATTATTTAAAGTTCCATTATTGAATTCCGCAATCGAGCCTAATGCCTCAACAGTACACAGTGATTTAATTGCAGACTTATTAAACTTTGACCATCTCCAGCTACCTTCAGAATCATATAACAATTCTTTAATATTTCTAAAGGGTCTAGCTCCCATAACTTCATTCATTGCTGCAGCACCTACACCTTTGATTGAAGATAGCGGAGGAACAAATGCATCTATTTCAGTTGAATATTCCCATTGTATACCAGAATAGTTTATATCAGCATCAATAATTTGGTAGCCATAAGATTTTATTTCAGAAATTGTTTTTGTTAAGCCTTTGGGATTATTATTTTCAGAATCAAGTATTGTTGCTAACCATTCTACTTCATAATATGTGTGTAACCATGCACCATAGTAAGAGTCAATTGCGTAAGCAATTGCATGTGATTTATTAAATCCATACGTAGAAAATGCTTCAATTTTTTCCCACAAATCAGTTGTAATTTTTTCATCAATGCCATTAAGCTTCTTAGCACCAGAAATAAACTTCTCTTTTGCAAATTGTCTTTCATTTTTCTTACCGCTAAGAGAATCATGTGACATCTTAACTAATGTCTTCCTAAGCTTATCTGCCTCACCTAATGTAAAGCCTGAAAGATCTTGTGCTAGCAACATGAACTGTTCTTGAAATACAATATTATTGAATGTTGGTCCTAATATTTTTTCAATTAAAGGATGATCATAGTCTATCATCGCTGCTTGTCGTTTATTTTTAACAAATTTTTGATGTACATTAGCTTTAAGCGGACCAGGTCTGTAGATTGCTGTTATCGCTCCAAGTGTTTCAATGTCGGTTGGCTTTGCGTCTAGACAAAATCGTCTTGCACCATCTGCAGTAAACTGGAAGATTGCTGTAAACTTTCCATCTTCATACACATGTTTCCAGACTTTTGGGTCATCCATCTTTGCATTTCGACAATTTAATTTTTTATCAAAGAACTCTTTTACTTCTAAAAATGTTGGATCAGAATTACCTTGTTTTTTAAGAATACGTCTAATACAATTTTCTACATCTCGTAACAATGTTAAACCTAAGAAATCAAATTTAAGGAATCCATTAGGTTCTAAATTTCTAACATTCATGCCTTCAGACCACGGTGTTTGTAATTCACCTCTAACTGATATAATAGGCATACAGCTTGTGAGATCTTTTTCAGGTGCTATTATAACACCGCCTGCATGTCGTCCAATACTTCTATTTTGTAAAAATAAAGAACTGATTTGTCTTGCAACATTAGGATATTTTTCCATAAAATCTTTGTAACGTTTGGAATGTTCCATACAATCTTCATGTTTAAGCATGAACATTGATTTTTCTTCATTATCACCACGTGCAAAAGGCATGACTTCTTCCTGGAGTCCGTTTGAAAGATTGTTTACTTCTGCAAATGGTACGCCATAAAACTTTGATACATCTTTAAGAAGTGATTTTAATTTTAGTGTATTGAAATTTGATACAGGAATAACTGATTCTTCGCCATACAGCTCTTTTGATACCTCAATTAGGACATCGCGATCACCTGCATCAGTATCAATATCTGGCCAGGATACTTTATGCGGTCCTAAAAATCTTTCCCATAATAAGCCATATTCAAGTGGATCAAGCTGAGTTATTCCTAATAAGAAGTTTACAAGACTACCTGCGCCTGAACCACGACCGGGGCCCAATAATGTCCGCTTGGAAGACTTGTCAAAGATCTGATACATTGTTATAAAATATGATTCATGACCAAGTGTCTTTATATCTGCTAACTCTTTTTTTGTACGATCAATATATTCCTGTTTTTTATCTAAGCCTTCACGGATCAAGCCCTCTCTAGCTAAATCAACAAGCATATTAAATGCAGGTTTTTCTGTTGTTCCGTGAATTGGTAGCTTTGCTGATTGATCAATCCATGTATCTTCACATAGATCCCACGCAATATCATGTGTTCTATTTATCGCATCGCGAACTTCAGTTTCATGACCTTTATAAAAATCATATTCATTATAATTTTCTGTAAATTCAGACCACATCTGTTGTGCATTTTTAGGGTATAATAAGCACTTTAGTTCTTCTTCTTTTGGGAGTATCATCTTTTTAGGATCGTTGCTAAACCAACCTAATTTTTTATAAAGTTCTCTTGCCTCCCAAACATCAGGTGATGGATAATGTGAATCAGCAGTTGCAACTAATTTGATACCTGTATTTTTAGATAAATCAAGCAACATACGATTTGTCATTTGTTGTGCTGTTAATTTATTAAATTGTATTTCTAGGAAGAAGTTCTCTGGCCCAACGCAATCAACAAAATAATCAGTCATATTTGTTAATCTTTTCATGATTGTATTGTATTTCAATGAATTATTTAATAGATCAGGATGGAATTGATCAAAAGTTAAATCTTGAAACTCATTGTAAATTATACCCGATGCCAGGCCTCCAACACATGCTGTTGATACAACTAGCCCATCACCATGTGCTTTAAGCATTTCAAAATCAATACGAGGGAATCTATAGAATCCATCTTTATAAGACTTCTTAACAAGTGTAAATAGATTAGCTAATCCTTGCCTATTTTTTGCAACAACAACTAGATGATGATACCTCTTCCAAGCCGGTTTACCTTTTGCAGAGCCCTTTGTTTCAGATTCGTCCTCTAACACATGGCCGCCTGCCTCTACTTCTTTTTCAGCATCAATAATAACTGGTGTATTTGCTAGCTTCTCTTGTTTTTTAGCATCTCTTTCTGCTTGAACAGTTGCACGATGTGCTTCATATTGTTGCTGCCAAGTTTTTATTGAGGGTATAAAATAAAATTCAACACCGTATAACTGACGATATTTTCTACCAGACTTTTTAACTATATTGGCATGCGCATTTGCGTGGCCTAATCCGTTACCATTTCCATGATCAGTAATTGCCCATGAATCGCCGCCTTGCGGATCACTTGTAATAAAATCAATATGATCTGATGGGTAGCCTATTGCATCGAATGTACTAAATGTTGTGTGTGAATGTAACCCGGTGAATCTATCTGGTGGTGTTATATTTTTTAATGACAAATTATTACCTTTTTTATTGTATTAGAATCTAAGCCTTTTTCGCTTAAGTGTAAAGGCTTTTTATAGTCTTTTTTCAACTATTTTTGATTTCTTTACAAACATAGTATAGATGTCTTCAAGGCTGAATCCATTGACTATCATCAGTCCCAATAAGAATTTCATGACATCAATACTTTCTTCCAGTAATCGTTCTCTTGCATCATTTGGAAGATTCATTTTTTTATGCATCTTCCAATCAACTTCGTTTAAAACCTCAGTCGCCTCAGCTATTAAAGCGAGTATGTATTCTTTGTTCCATTTTACAAGTTGTTCTTTATCAGATCTTACTTCATCTAATGTTAACCCTTGTTTTTCTTTAAAGAATCTTTCTGTAAAATGTTTCTGTAGTTCGTATATTTCTTCTAGCCGTTCCACTATTTTCCTTCTTTTAAAAAATCATATCTTTCATATGCGACTTGTCTTATTTCTTCTAATTCTTTATCTACTTCTATTAGCTTTTCAATGAATGTATTTCTACCAGAGTCTTTAGTTCCGTTAAGATCTTCACGTATAGACTGATATAAAAAATCATCTTCATTATAGTCAAACAGATCAGAGTCTTCATCTGGCCAGTAAAGATTTGTGCCTGTACCTGTTCTTGCTGTAGAAATATAATATCTTGCAGGCGTGTGGATGTCGATACAGTCAATAAGCATTGGATATTGCCTTACCAGTTCTAACCACATGTAGTATGCAACTAAATTATCTTCTGTTGGTTGGATTTGTTTATCGATGCGGGTCTTGATAAAAGCCATTACATCTCTTATGTTACCTCTTGCCCAGTAAAATGTACTTAGGCATTTTGGCAAAATATGCCTGGCATCCATAACAGAAATTTGCTTTGTGTCAACCATGTCAGCGTAAAGCTGCTTTGTGTCATTGACTAATTGTTTATAGCGTTCAGCCATCTCAGGTGTGTTAATGATTGCATGGGGTATGACAGCATTATCATTTCTTTGTGATCTGTCACCTGTACATTGCGCTGAAAAGCTGAATGTACGATGTCTGATTAAGTGTGTTACAAATTGAGTGTCAATACCCTCTATGGTAAACGTACAGTTTATTGTTTCGAATGCTGTTGGCAATAGCTTTCCATCAAATAACATCCAAATCATTTTATCTTTTTCATAATTTGACAGTCCGGCTTTATTGAAAGGCTGTTCTGCCCATGTAGCAGTACAAAAGTCAGGTATATAGTTTCTTAATTCTTCTATTGAAGGGCTGCTTACTAGCTTTATTTTTACAGAGTCCAGATGATCATGGAAGTCTGTTTTTATTGGTTCGTTAAATCCCAGACCAGTTGGAAGTTCAACTACTGGTAAATCATTGTTAATTGGCATTTATTTTTCTCCATTTTTTTAATTTTCTTTCACATTGCATAACTCTTTTAGCGGCATTTTCAGCGACTTCTTTCATATAACCCTTATTGCCAAGCAACATTTCTGCAGTTGCATATTGCACACAACTAAGATTATCTGCCATCTTTACAACTAATGCCTCAACTGACTCCTGATCTTCAAATTTTTTGAATTCTGTGAACCATTGCGGATATTTTTGCTTCATAATGACATATTCAGCATTAGTTACTTCTTGTGCAAGCTTTGGAAAATTACGCTTTACATCATGTGTGACATCTGATAAATGTAATTCCGGAATGTCATGAATTAGTGCCATTTTGAGCGCCTCTTCTAGATCAAAATTATAATCATCATGCATTTTAAGTGTTAATACAGCAACAAAATAAGAATGTTCTGCTACTGATTCATTAATTATTTTAAATTTATTATTATATCTTGTAAGTGCTTTTAAAATATAGATATTATCTACAAAATCACTCAACGAAACCGACGTATTCTTTTTCATATTTTGGATTTTCCATTATTCCTTTTACGTGTTCTTTTAATTCATCTACATTTGTTGCAACAGCCCTTCCACTACGAGAAAGCATAAGATTGAAATTACCTTGTAGCCCTTCAGCATAATAGATTAGCGGAATACCTGATGCATATGAAAATCCTGCCTCAAATATTGTTCCCAGATCTTTATCACGTGTATTACAAACAACAAATTTTCCACTTGTGATAGCATCAACATTTCCCTTAAAAATCATTTCTTGCTCTTCCAATGTGGCATCACGCTTGGCAACGATTTCATCTTTTGGTGAAAAATATTTAACACCCATTTCATCAAGTGTAGATTTTATGTTTTCTAAGTCTCGTGCTTGATTCTCATTGAACCAACCACTAGCAATATAGCAATCGTACATTTATAACTCCTTTATGTATAACCATTTAATATATATATAGTGCTAATTATTCAAAATATATATTTTTTTTAAATAATACAAACATCTCCATCACAAAATAATTCTACCTCTGCATCTTCACCTTTCATCTTGGCAAATGATAATTTATTGAGTTTTTTACTTATTTTATTGTATGCTTTCTCATCAATCGCCTCATAAGGCATTTGTTTGTATGCACCGGTGTCAGATCTTGGAAGACAGCTAATACCTTTTAATTGATATTGAAAATAATTAAGTGCTTGTTCTAATTGATCAGCTTCTTTTTCAGGATCAAATGTCACAGTACAGCTTACTTGATTATCTGCCCAGTGTCTTTGCATAAATGCAGCAAGACTAAATTGTTCCCAAATAGTCAATTCTTTAGCTGTTCTAACTCCATCACCAACATCAATTGGTACCTCTACACAGACTGTAGAATCTTCAGATCCGTATGCTGGTTCAATTTTATAACCTGCAGATCTTAGTGGCTGCAATAATTCTGACTGATTTGATAGTCGCATTCTACGAATATAAAATCTTGACTCAGGATAATGTACTCCTGGTGTAGCACCTGCAAGCAGGGATACTGTTCCGCTTGGTTTTACTGATGTTGTTTTAATTGACTTTGGGATTGCAAAAAAATCTGAATAGACATGATCTAATCTTTGGATTTCATCGTATCCTGATTCTAACCAATCTCTTAGCTCACCAATGCCTCTATAAGTTAAAAATTGTGCAACTCCGCTAACTGAACAGCCGATTCTGCGATTTCTTAACATTACCCTATTTGTTTCTGGCCAGTGTGTCTTTCCTAATGTTACGGTTTTGGCATACAGATAAGCATATTTTAATGTTCTTTTATAATCATCTAATGAATCATGCGCAAACGGAAATGTTTCTACGAGGCAACATAGCTCATAGCTTTCAAGCGTTTGTTCCAAGCACGGATTGCCGCCAGCTGCTCTATGATCTTTATCATCTTTCCCATTTTTCATTCTAGAATAGCCTTGCATATTTTCTAGCCAAGCAAAGCCTGGTTCCCCATTTTTTATAATTCTCTTACAGGGCTCTGAATAATCCATGCCTAACTCTGCAAATATAGAATTATTTGATGTCCATCCATATTGATCTCTGTGGGGGTTTTGATCGTAGTTTTTGAGGTCCATGTATTCATCAGAATATGGGTCACCGAATACAATCTCAGCTGTTCTACGTACATTTCCTGCTACTACACACTTGCCGATGAGGTTCATTATATCTACAATTGTTGTAATAGTAATTGGTGCTCCAATATTTCTATCTAGTACTTCTCTGATTGTATCATGTAATTCTTTTAATGGCTCCGGGCCGCTTGATTGCCCTCCAAAACCTTTGATTGGTACACCCGCTGGTCTTATTTTTGTATAATCAAATGATAAGTCAGATGTTCCGTGAAAATAAGAATCAATTAAAGCAGCTACTGCTTCAACCCAGCCTTCACGCGTATCTGGTACTACAAAAAGTTCAGGATCTCTTTTTAGTGAAGGTCCCTTGACCATAATTTTTTCTGCACCCTTTGTATCAAAGCCTACACCAACACCTAACATACTGGCATCCATTAAAAATGTAAACGGTTTTGAACCATCATCTTTAATTGTTTCTGTAGAAACGAAGGCACAATTGTTTAGTGCTGCATATAAATTTCTTTCTTCTGTTATTGGTGATCCCATTGCCCATAAACCTCTACCAGGCGGCAAGAATTTCATATTGAAAATACGGTCATACATTTCTTGTGCAGATTTTTGAGCGCGCCAGGGATTCCATCCTAACTGATGTGAGTCAATCCAATTCATTTGCATTGAATATGTGCCTTCTACAACTCGCCTTACTGTCTCCCACCATTTTTCATTTTTTCCATCTTCTTTAAGGCGTGAGTATGTTCTCATGTAAACCAGCTCACCTAATCCGTTAAAGCCAAAAGGCGGTTTTTTTCGTTTGAACTTGTCTATAAATGCCTGTGATAACTTGAACTTTTGTTGCATTAAAACTTCTCCTTTGCAAAATTATTAAAACTTGATCTCATACTGCCACTTTAAATAACAAGATATACATTAATTTTGTACAAAATCTTTATGTTTTTGATCATCTTTATTTGTTGGTTTAAAATCATCGTACTTTTTAGCAAGCAGCTTTCTGGTATATTCAGCGCCGTTATTTTGCTTTTGTTGTTCAGCTTTTCCACTAACAGATGCGGTGTCATACACATCTATATGGCCTATTGATGTATTCATAGTTGTTGGATAAGTCATGCCATCAGGACCGAATCTATTTTTTATAATATGAATACGTCCTGTATTTGCGATCTTATCCTCTATCTTTCTAGATAATGACATAACGAAATCAGCCGTCATTATTTTTGCATATGATTCTGCAATTTTGTCTGCGCCGATTACCTCATCTTCTAATGATGACCTATTAGACTGTGATGCTGTCCAAATCGGTATTTGAAATTCTCCGCTTAAGCCGCGTAAATCTTCATAAATATTTCCTAACATATGTCGAACAGCTGCATCCTTATTTGATCCAACATCTCGTAATAAGTCTGCATAATCTAGAAGTATTACATCAGGGCTATGACCCATTAATTCTATTGTCTTTAAATGTGTGTGAATTGTTTGCACAGTTGCTGATCTTGTTGGAAAATATTTTATAATTAATTCACCTTTGCACTCATTTGTAATTACTGTCTTAACTTCTTCTTTATTATCTTTGATATTTGCAACAGGCACACCTGCAAAAATTGTTGCATATCTCATTCCAACATAAGCTTGATTTAATTCTAATGTGTAATGTACGACATTTTTTCCTGCTTTTAATGCATTTACTCCGAGTGCTTGTAAGCACCAACTCTTTCCAATTCCTGAAGGCGCTACTACAACTCCGAGTTCTCCTCCCGCAAGGCCGCCATCCATTATTTCATCAATTGGCTCCCAGCCACTTTTAACAGTGTCTCTAACAATATCATCTAAAATTGAATCAAAATCTTTTACATATTCTAAGCCAATGTCTCTATGTGTCCCGGCACGCAATGCATCATCAACAACACGCTTTATCTCATCATATTGCCCTAATTGTAGCAGATCAACAGACTTAATAATTGCAGATTTTAACATTTGATTTTTACAAAAGATAACTGTTTCATTCTTAACGAATTGAAGATCAGGTGCTTCAATATTTTTTGTAACTTCACGAAGCTCATCAACAATTGCATCTTTTAATAGCTCTGTTGATACTTCATTTATTTTCACTTTTAATGCTGCTAGTGTTGGCGTAACTTTATATTCGTAATAGTACTCTTTAACCTGCCTAACTAACCATTGTTTTGCTTCTGTATCTAAAAGTTCTGGCAATATCATATCATACACTGTTATTGCGAACTGCTGATCAGTTAATAATGATGTTATGATCTTAGTCTGAAAGACGGATCCGTATTTTGTTAGTGAATCATTTATTGGGGACATTATTTAGTATCAAATCTAATTTGTTAAAACTGTCTTGCAACCAGACATCAGGATTTCTAATTGCATGATCAATTGTATCTTCTAAAAACATTTTATGGATCTTATATTTTACTAATCTTGAAGATCCATCTCTTACTTGGTCTATTATTTGTAACTTTGCATTTCCAGGAATATCGACATTATGTAATTGCATTAATTTATAATTACGTTCTAGAACTTCTTTATGTTCATGTAGCTTTGTAACATTTAAAAAATTATCAATGTCAGCTATTACTTTATTTTCTAAAAATGGAAATTTCTTTCGAATTGTTTTAAGACCTAAGCCTCTGATTCCGCTTATATTATCAGACTTATCACCATCAATTATTCTATAATATACAAAATTTTCAGCAAGTATTTCAAATTCTTCTTCAAGCTTTTTTCTATCATATAAAACTTTTTTTGTTGGTGACCATACTGAAATTCTATCATTTATAATTTGATAAAAATCTTTATCTGTACTCATTATTGTTACTTTTGAATCTTTGAGTATCTGCTTTGAAATATAAGCTATCGTGTCATCAGCTTCGATATTTTCAATTGTAATTACTCCAACAGGCAGACAGTCTAGGTACTCAATTAAGCGTCTAAACTGCCTGCGCATGTTCTCAGCTTCACCTTCATCTGTCATTCCTTCAACTCTATTCGGTCGCTTAAGGGGCTTCCTTCCAGCTTTATATTCTGGGTAGAGTTTCTTTCTTCGAGCTGATCCGCCTTTACCATCAAATGTAATAATAACTCTTGTGGGGCCAAGAGTTCTAATTGCTAAACCAATTGTCTGTAAAAAACCTACAATGCCACCGATATGTTGACCATCGGAATTAGTAGCAGGTGATGCGGCCCACGTCCTGATAAAGTTATTTAAACCGTCTATTATCAGGACGTGGTCATCAACACTATGCTCTTTTCTTACATGTTCACTAATTTGAGAAAGTATCTCTTTGTACCTCTCACGCATCTTCGCCGACTACTTCATCTGTAAATTCAACATCATCAATGCCTCTCTTGTCATCATACTTCAAGATGTTAGCTTCACAGATTTTATCATAGAGATATTCTTTGAGTCCGTCTATTTCTTCTAGCTTATCTTTGAAGTCTTTTGATAAGAATTTTACAGGTGTACCGTTGTAGTCAATAGTATACCAAGCTCCAGCACCTTGCGCTACCTTAATATTCTTAAGAGTTAGCAGCCAGCCACCAGCATCATCAATACCACGATCAAAATACATCTCGTAATCTGATATTCGCAGTGGCGGTCCGATTCTATTCTTGATAATTTTAGCACGGCATTTATGTCCGATTACATTTGATTCTTTGTCCTTAATCATGCCCATATTCGATAATCGTATACGAGTTGAAGCGTGGAATGGCAATGCCAAACCACCACTAGTCGTATATGGATCACCAAACATAACACCCAATTTCTGTCTCAATTGATTTGTAAACACAAGTGTGATTTTTTGTCTACCAATCATCTGTGTAATCTTACGCATTGCCTTAGAGATTATGATTGCTTTGGATGTAGCCCATCCATCTTTTTCATAATCAGATGACATTTCAACCTTAGTAGATGCTCCAGCAAGACTGTCGACCAGTATGGTAACATACTTGTTTTTGTCAGATTCTCTTACTTTAGTTACAATATCTTCGATTCCTTGAAATATATCTTCAACAGTTTCCATATGAAGATACAGGATATTCTTAGTATCAGCACCAATTGCATCTAGAAATTCCTTACTAACAGAAGTTTCTGTGTCAATATAAACTGCGATGCCACCTTTTTTCTGTGTCTCAGCAAGAATATGTGCACCAAGCAGTGATTTTCCGGAAGCCTGAAGACCATTGATCTCCGTGATTCTTCCCACTGCTATTCCACCATTCGGTCTGTTTGATACTGCTAAGTCAAGTAAAGATGATCCTGTAGATATGAAATCTTTAATATCAGTTGGCGTGTCATCTGTTCCATCTAAGAAAAATGCTACTTTTTGCCCTTTTACTTTCGAGTTTAGACTTTCTGCTAGCTCACTAGCAAGAACATCACGTCTTGCGCTCATAGTGGTTCTCCTATAACTTAAGAATTAAATAGGTCATCGAAAGCTGAAGAAACATCTTCAGTCACTTGACCATTCTTTTTTGAATCAGCAGCTTTTGCAGGATCAGATATCTCACCTTCTTTAACATCATTTTCTTGATTTAGCCAAGCCTCTAATGCCTTTTGAAGATCATCATACTCTAATTCTGAATAGATATCAGTAATGTTTCGCTGAGTATCTTTTACTACTTTCATAACTTCAGTGTTCTCTGTGAGTGCCGTCTGATTAGGTTTAACCCTAATAGTCGTCATCGGGAAAGCACGTCCTGTCTCTTCGCTAGTCTTAAACTCAACGACAATATCACGACCTTTTACTGGATCAGTGATGTCACCGTAGTCTGGATCAGCTATAACAGAAAGTAATTCCTGATACACCATTTTTCCGAAGCCCCAGAATTTTACACCTTCATTCTCCTCACCGCGAACGATGACAGGAGCGTAGGTACGCATCTTAGCTTCTATTTTCCTACCAAGCTTATAGTCTTCCTTATTACCGGAAGTCTTTAACTTAGTTGCGAACTCTTCCATTGGGTCTGGACGACCAAATGAAATTGGTGAAAGATAATTCTTCTCACCCATATCATAATGGAAATAGAGTTCAATAAACGGATTGTCCTTGTTAAATTTATAAGGTACAATTCGGATTTGAGTCTTACCCGGGGAGGGTTTCCATAGATTTGTAGTTCTTTGATTTGATTGTTGTAGTTGTGATAACCTGGATTTTATTACGCTTAAGTCCATTATCATTTCTCCTTCGTTAAGTGTTCATTGTTCATTTAATACGTTAATATATATTATGCAAGACTTTCAAAAGTTAGTTTATATATACTTTTTTATCCAATTTTTACACCAACTATCAAAATCACCTGTTGGCTTCCAATCTAGAATATTTTTTGCTTTAGTAACATCTGCCTGTAGCTCTCTTGGTTCTATAACAGGATCTCTATGTATTCTGTCACAATCAAATAGATCAGCAACATGATTTACAGATTTACTACTTCCTGCCCCAATATTAAAGACCTCAAACTTATCTAAAGATGTATAGGCTGCTTTTATATTTGCATCAACAACGTCACCAACATAAGTAAAATCTCTTCGCTGCTCTCCATCACCATTGATTGTTAATTTTTTACCATTAAGAAGCTGATTTAAAAATACACCCATGACCAAGCAATAAGCACCCTCAGTCGGTTGTCTATCGCCATACACATTAAAGTATCTTAACGCGACAGTTTCAAGGCCATAGAGCTCACTAAAAATTTTACAATACTGTTCTCCCATTTGTTTATTCAATGCATAGGGACTCAATGGATTCAACTCATGATCTTCCAAAGCTGGAAGTATTTTTGGATTTCCGTATACAGAAGAAGATGAACTAAATACAAACCTTCTTACATTGTTATCTCTACACGCCATTAATAACTTTAATGTCCCTAAAACATTTACTTCATGATATCGAATAGGATCATCAATTGATGGTTGTACTCTTGGCATTGCAGCTGTATGAAATACTACATCTACACCGTCAAAAAAGTACTCTGCATATTCAAACTGTTTGTCATCTGAAATGTCGCACTCTATAAATCTAGCTTTTGGATTTAAGTATTTTTCTGTTCCTGTTGATAAATTATCTAAAATTATTACTTCATGCTTCTTTTTTATTAATTTATCTACTAATGCGCTGCCTATAAAGCCTGCGCCTCCTGTAACAATTACTTTCATAACATTTTCCTTTATACGTTAACTTTAATATTATTTAGATTTTCTCTTAAGACACAGTACTAGATGTGCCCATGTAGTGGTATTGGTTATAATTTCCCAATCAGCTTCTAATTTCTTCAGCCACCAATCTGCTGGATGTATAGTTAAGTGTAAGTTAGTTCCATCAGAAAATGTGCCACTTGAAGGAACAAGACATATTGTAAAATACGCAAACTTTCTTGTTTTATTAGCAATGTGCTGTAAGGTGATATCTACTTTCGCAGGTTCAACATGTTCTAGTACATCACAACAAACTGTGAAATCTACAACTGGGGGATCTCCTGATAATTCTTCTCTTCCGGGTTCATACTCATGTATGCTATACGGAAGATCCATATTATATGCGTTCATTGTGTCAAGATAAGCACTGCTACCAGCACCATAATCTAATACTGATTTAGAATCTGTTAAGATCATTAATTTATGAATTTCAGCTGTTTTACTTGTTACTGCGCCGCCCCACTTTTTATTACTACTGTGGTATTCGGTTAACTTTGTCTTGTACTCTTTACTTATAACGTCTTTTATTTTGATGTTTTCCACTTTGATTCTTTTCCCTATTATTTGCTTTATATTTCAACTATTTTGTAAAGCTTTGTTTTCACTACATTGAGTCCTTGATCATTTGTCAATAATAAGCTATTTTGATATTCTGACCATTCTAGTGAGTATTGCTTATCTAGTAGGCCGTTGTTGGCTTTTCTTATTGCCTCGTTTAAGGCATTAATCGTGTATAGTGTATTTGTTTCTTTTTTACGATGTATTGCCATTGTCTTTGAATTTTGTACAAAATCATCTGTCTTCTCTACATTGTAGGTACATATTAAATAATTTTCTTCATCTAAACTCTCAAATACATAAATTTTATTAAATACAACAGATGTACCTAGTTTTATTAATTCTGTACAATCATCTAGTTCATCTTTTGAACAAAATGTGCATAATAATTGTGTCTTCATTATAGTAGCCCCTTAATGCGTGGATCTATGTTGTCAGGTAACTCAAATTTTGTAAAGTATCGGACCTCTTCATGCTCATGACTTTTAACTGGAACAACAGCCATTTTGAGTTTTGATTCGTAAATATAGAAATCGCCCCCTCTAGAATTTTTTTCTTTTGTAAGCAGCCTAATAGGCTCATTAATATGTGATCCGCTAACACTAACTAAAATTGATACCTCTTCAAGCGTTTCACGACATGCTGCATGTATGGGCGTCTCTCCAGGATCCACTTTTCCTTTTGGAATACCCCACCATTCTGTTTCTTTAACCAGTACAATGCCTGCTAGCTTATCTCTTAATATAATTCCAGCAGTATCTGTAATTTTTTCTTCGTATAATATGTCTTTCAATTTAATCATTAACAATCAACCAAATTTCCTTCAGCATCTCTCTTTTGATTATGAAATCTAGATGGTACTTTGTTATTTGGTTTCCCGCTTCTTAACCATCCAGCAGCAAATTCAAATTTTAAATATGCTTTACATTCAATTCCATCTGTCTCGCTTGTTGTAGCATTTCCATTGTCATCTTCTGTCCAAACTTCATTCGTGTATAGCTGAGTTGCGCCTTCATCCAATTGTCTATTGTAAACTTCAGCTTGAACTTTTCCAAGATCATAATACGCTTCATGTTTTTGTCTTAAGAAAGCTATTTCATCGTCTGTGAGTTCAGCATCACCATTTTTCTTTCTATCTCGTATAATTTTGTCAATAGAGCTATCAACTCTTTTCTTTCTAGTCGCTATATGCTCATCACTTGTTACATCAACACCGTATTTATCAGCTTGCGCCCTTACTTTATCGTGTGCTGCTTCTACTTCGTCTGGGGATGATTCATGACCTTTAACACCTTTTTTCTTATTTGGCCTAACTCCAAATATATCATCATATCCTTTGTCTGATAAATATTTTTGGTCTTCTTTAACTGTTTCCGCAGGGACTCCATCCATATCAACAAACTCTGTTAAATCTACTTTTGTATGCGTTGAACTTGCGCCGCCTTCACCCTTTTTAATACTTCTATTATCAACTGATGTATGAATTGCTTGCATTTTTGTTGCTATTTGTTCAGGTGAATCATTTTCAAAGTCTGGTTGTGATTCATTATTTGGAAATGTAAGTACATCACCAAGTGGGAAATTTCCTGCTGAGGGTAAGTATGCTGCGCTTCCTCTATTTAGATGACGCATATAAGATAATGTCTCAACAAGGTCTGCATAACCTGTTGAAAAATCAATATCATTGGATACTGCGGTTGCAATTGACATTAACTCAGCTTCATATTCTTCTTGTGATAACGGAGGGGAGTTTAAATTTTTAAATCTGTCAACTATCTTCTTTTGTGAGTCAGTTAAATTATCTTCTCCGCCGCCTAACTCAGTCAGCCTATCTGCAATTTGATCACCTGTCTTATTTTTTAATTTGTCCCTATTTTCAGGCGTATCAGGTTGAACTCCTGGGATTGGGTCTATACATGTTATTGATCCGCCTCCTGCAGCAATAACTTTTTCTACTTCTTCAACAAGTCTATTATGCCGTTTGATTGCTCGCTTTGCTTTTTCATATTCTTTTTCATCCAATACACCATCTTTTGTATAAGCTTCGTCTGTTCTTTCTCTTAATAGTGCATCAGCGTCTTTATCTTCATTTGGATCTGGTATTTTTTTTATTGTTGTTCCTGGATCTTCACCTATTGTAACAGACCCATCTTCATTTATTTTTACAGGCACATCGTTTTCTTGACCATTATGAAGATTCATTGGAGCCATTTTCTTTTTACCATAATTTGCTTGATCTTTTGTGTCTAATAATCCAGCACCTGTTTCTGTATGTTGTTCTTCATCTAATATTGCAATCTCTCTGTGAAGTGCTGTATTTTGTCCGAACTCTTTATAGTGCAATCCTGTATCACCTGAAAAATAGATTTTCTTTGTTCCACTTCCTCTGTCATTTCTTTGTATAAGTCCGCTGGCTTGCATTTCTTGAAGTATTGCTATCTTTTCTTCTTTTGTCTCAGCCTCAGAAAAACGCTTAAGCATATCAAGTACTTTTTTTGCATTCTCTTTTTGTTCACCTTCAGGCATCGCATCAATTCTTTCTTGAGTTTTAGCAGACTTCTTTTGGACATCTGTCTCTACTTGTTGTTTTGTTGGCATTTTTGCACCATGATGTTCCTCACCTGGCTGAGGCCCCTGTCCTTCTGGGTCTTGTTCACCTGTCTTTTTTGTAAAGTCATCTGGCTCTAATGCTTGTGGATCTTTCTTATCTTTCTTGTCTTTATCAACAATTTTCTCATATTGACCTGCATCTGTCTTTCTAAATTTCTGGATGTTTGTTGGGACATCATCACCCATTTTCCAATCATCTGGTAAATTACTTACTTTTGCATAAGGACCATTTGGTGAGAGTGCTTTGTATTCTGCTTTGTTAGCCTCATACAAAACACTAGTAACTATACTTGGGTCTATATGCTTTTTTAATTCTTCTTGAATTAAGTATACATGGTATGCATCATTTAAGTTTACCATACCATTTGTTGTCTTGTATGATGCCTCATCAACAGCATTACTTATAACTTTACGTAAGTCCATTTAGTCTCTCCGTTATTTCTTCCATCGATCCGTAATTTAAACCTGCTTTTACCTTAACAGGGTATTTATTGTCCTGTAAAATTTCTTTGATCTGGAGTACTGTTTTAAGGCTCTCCTTCCTATCTAGATCGAACAGGAAGCTGTCGTACGTATATAACATCATACGCGTATTACGATCTTCCAGGTGTTTATTAATTTTTGTAATAATTTCAATATTTTTCTCTGTTTCGTACGATTGAATAAAGTAGTTCAATACTTTTTTCTTATTTGGCTCAGAAATTTGAGCAGGGACAAATTGTCGTCTATAAATATGTGATTTGAAGTGTTTATTGTTAATGAAATAACTGTATAGCCTGTCAGCCATCTTTTCTACTTTATAGAAAAATGGATTGTCTTTCTCATCAACTTGTATATTTCCATATAATATTTGCCAAGATATTTTTTTTGATTCCTCATAAGTTGTTTCGTATACAGTATCTGCAAAGTATTGATGTAATGACTTATCTATTGGAACATTAATATTTAATATTTCTGCCAAAAGTCTTAAGTGATATGCATCATAATCAAACTCAACTAGCAAACCTTTATCAAATCTAGAAATAATGTTGTTTCTTGTGTTATCATGTTTATTAAGTGCTCCAAAATTTACGCCGCGGAATGTATTTGATGGTCTTCCAGTTGCTGTAAAAATATTGTAATTTGTATACCCATAGCCTTCTGTAAAAACTTTTTTAAATGAATTGGGGATTATTTTAATACCAGAACTTTCTAATTTTGCAAATTCATATAATGCTTGATTATATTTTATGTATGATTTTGCGATACTTTTAGGTATATTTTTAGTTATCTTATCAAGTCTATCATGACAATATTCTAGAATCTTTACTATTGGAATAATTTTATTAGCTTTTCTAAATGAAAATACATTTTCATAAATGTGACTAAATACTTCTGGCTCATTTGTTAGTGTGTACTCTGTATTTTCTAAATAATTATTGAGTCTAACATCATATCCATTATGCAGCCCTGTTAGATGAAAGAATTCCTTTGTATCATCAACCCAAAACCGCTTAATTGATGATAGGCAACTAATATCTAAATCTGATGAGAATGATTCGCTATGATCAAATATTATATCAAATAATTCGTCTTCATAGCTAATTGATGCTATTATTGGTTTTGACTCTGCTGGGTGGACTCTATTGTCTTCACGTGCAAATACAGCACAAACACTTTTGCCAGAAACACGCTCTAAAAAAGCGCTATAACCTTTATTATCTTCTATAACCATTTTATATATATATCTTTGAGTAATGCTGAAAGAGCTTATTATTTGCTAATTGTTGTTGCTATTTTGGTATGTTGGCGCTATATTTAAAAGATTATCAAATTTAGAAAAATGTAGTTGATCTGTTGGCAGTACTGCAGTTATGCCATTCATATTTGCTTCTGCATTATCTAATTGTTTTTTATTGAATAGCCTAGCATCTTCTACCTCACCGCCTACTTGCCACTGAATATTAACAAAGTTGTAAACGGTAGCATTCGTTGATGACACCACTTCAAATATTTCACCTATTCCATCAATCTTGCTACGTGCGAATACTCTATTTATAAATTCCTTATTTCTATCTAACTTTATAGATGTAGGATGTGTTTTTACAGGATAATTATCTTTTTTTCTTGCATTACCTATACTTGAATATTTTGCTAATTGATCCATCTCATTTATCTTTACTATTTCTTGCTCTGTCATAACTAATTCATACTTTACTTTTTTTGCTGTTGTTATGAGCTTGGTGTATTTTTGTCCTTGTCTCACAAAGATCTCTTTATCATCAGCATCTAATTCCCAATAATGAAATTCACCTTGTTCAGTGGTAAAAGGGCCTTCTGTTCTCTCTATTGCCATATTATTCCTTTGGTGTATTCCGGAAGGGGCCTGGTAAATAGCTTTCCTTGCCTTTTAGTCTTCCATAATCTTCTGCAGCTGGTGGTGGGATGACAGCTTTAGCTTTTTTCTGCTTTTTTTGTTGTGTCTTTTCTATTGATTTTTCGCCTATCTTAAATACATTTTTAAAAGAGTTCTCCATAGTTTGTTTTAGAGATTGCTCCAATCTCAGCCCTCCGCCAAATTCTGACATTATGTCATCTTTTGTGATCTCTTTAAAATTTGCTTGCATCTTTCCTGTTATCGTTGTTTCCCAACCACTTTCAGTTATTTTGTGTTCTATTCCCCACATTACAAAATATGTTCCAGGATTAAATTCAGAATCAGTAGCTTCAGCCTTACCTTCTGAGCTATAGTTATGTCGTACTTGCTTATACAAATCTTGTGGAAGATATGCTAATCTAAACATATCGCCTATTGCCAATCCTCCAATGCCCTCAAGTGTCAATGTTGTGCTTACAGGTAATCCCGTTACTCCTTTAGATGTACTTACTCTTAAAAGTGATGTAATAGCATTTTCAGATAAATACCAGGTAAGTGTTCGTGTATACTTTGGATTCATATTAAATCCTGTTGAGTATGGCAAGAAGACATCTACAGTCTGTTTTGACCCTTCATCAGATAATGCTAGCGGGCCCTCAGCCGGCGGAAAAGCATACATGTTCATTTCAGCAAACTCTTTCTCTAGAGCAGTGATGCCCCCTTTCTTAATGCTCTCTATATCTATCTCTTGGTTTCCTTGGTGTGCATAATTTCCCATCTTATCTATTACATTTGCGATCTTTTTTGTTCTAGAATTTGGTGCCATCTTATATACATCTGGAGGTATATCATGACTCCACTCATGTTGGCGTTTGCTGAGCTCATCTTGTTTTAAGATTGGAGTTACAGCTCCTGTTGCGTAGCTAGACCCATAAAACTTATTAGCTGAAATATCATTGGTTAGGGCATCAGGCTCTAAGATTACTTTTAAATAGTCTTTATAAGTTTCTGCGCTTGTCTGCGATGCGAAAAACTGTGCAACTTCGTATGCTTTTTCTGCATCTTCAGTTGGCAGTATTTTTTCTCCTAATAACTGACCAATTGGCCCTACACTTTTTTGTCTTGCAAGTGTCATTTGTGCTTGATACATATCGCCTATGTTGGTCTGCACGTCCATACTTTTTATTAGTGAATACATACCGTAATTTTCAAAAACATATGAATGTTTTGGTGAAGATTTTGTTGATTCACTAGTTGGGTTTGGTGCTGTAAAAGTATCTTTAATATAATATGTTGTAGGTATTATTAAAGCTTGATTATTTTCTGGGTTGATTGTCTCATTTAAATGAATGCCTACATCAAAATGCCAAAGATTTATATCACTATTTAACATTTCTGCTAAATTTAACATTCCTTTCTCTATAGAGATTCCTGGATATGAAAATGCATGCTTGATAGCGTCTAGGCTGATAAGCAGATGACGAATATGTCCCACATCATTCGAAGAGTCTCTGCTGTCTACACCTGCTGGTCTAAATGGTTCAAAGTCTTCATTGATCATTTTTGCTAATTTTCTGTATGGATTATCAATCTTTTCATCTTTTCCATTTTGTACCTGAGTTGGAAACCAGTGTATTGGAGTTTGACCTGGGATAAGAAAGTCACGATTGTGTGTATATAGATGCTCTGAATTTTTTATTTCTTGAGAGCCTACTCTGTCTTCACCTTCAGACGGTGGTAATTTTATCGATCTAAATTGTACTTGTTTATCACCTTGTTTTCTTCCAGCGCTTCCGTAGTAAGATACTACATTATCTTCAAACCACCCCCATGTAACCCATATTTCTGATCTAAATTCTGAATTTCTTTGTGAAAGTCCTCTTTCATCTGTTATAACTGCTTGACTTCTGAACTCATCTTCATCTTTTAGCTTATAAGGATATAATATTATTGCAATTTGTTTATCCCTAGATATTTTAACTAATGGATCTGTACTATCATGTTCAGGGATATTTGGCTTCTTCCCCTTCATCTTATAAGTTGGGTTCCATATTTCTGGAAAATACTTGTATATTATCTCAAGATCTAGAATATTCAATCTAGCATCTAGATTTAATTGTGGGCCTTGAAGCATTGATAAACCAAGCCCTTTTGCCTTATCCTTAATTTTCTCTTGGAGTGAGCGATCAGCTATAACTGCGCCCCCCGGGGTTGCTGCATTGGCATCATGTGCTGCACCTGTATCTTTTATTTCTTTTCCAAGATCATCATAAAATTTGTTTAAAATTTCTTCATAGCTAAGATCAGTATCAGATTCAGCAGTGTATGGTATGAAGGGTTCTATTCCATCTTCTTCAGAACCTTCTTGTATCATTGGTTCTGAAAATAATGATGACTCACTTTCGGAAAACACTGTTGTTGTGCAATCTATTCCTCCGTCATCTCTTAATGCCCATTGTGCATTTGTAACGGTCCCTATTACTCCGTCCCAGTCACCATATTTATCAGTTGACATACTGGCCCAGGGATGTACTTTTCTCTCTCCATCTTCAGTCTTTCCTGAATCAAACATCTCCTTATTTAATTCTGGCTTCCCAGCTTCGTCATAAGTGAGAAAATTTGGTGGTGGATATGTATTTGCGTGTTGCTTATCAGCCCTTACCCAACCCCAGTCTACAATTATAAATGCGCCCATAGAGAGAAATGAATGTTTTTGATACGTTGCAATATCTGCCATAGACCAGCACGTCCAAGTTATCTCTGTTTTTCTAATAGCGCCGCCATTAGAAGATGCGTCTAGAAATGCACATGTTAAACCTGTAATTCCGGGAGCTTTGTAACCGAATCTATTGACTGTTATATCCTCTCCTCGTTCTAAGTTATATTTTGCTTCTGGACCACCTGTTAGATTTGATGTTGCTGGTCTTTGTTGCCCTTTGTTTAAAACCTCTGTAGCGTTTTTATCAGTTATATTTTGATTAAATGTTCCGCCTATTACATCAATTGATCCATCACCGATGCCTATCATTCTCGTAAACGGTGATTTTGCTTCAACTGCTTCTCTAGAAAGTGAAAAACTATCTTTGTTTGCCCAATCTGAATTATGAGCTGCTAGTATAGGATGTGTAAGAGAATTATCTTTGCCAAATGTATTCATTGCCTTAAGTCTAGCATTTAAAGCAATTTGGATCTTTTCAGCTATATTTCTTCTAAATTGTGCCATTTTACTATCCTGAGTTTATGGCTTGTAGCCTTGACAATATTGATCCTATATCACTAGGTATTCTTAATTCTGTTCCAACCTCAGCTGTTGTTATGCTTGGATCAAGATTGTTAGCTCTGGATATTACCCACCATAAGCCACTATCATTATAATATTTATATGCCAATAGGTCTAATCGTTCACCTACAACAACAATATGATAGCTATCTGAATCACTTTCAGGGATGTCAGGATATAATGTTGGCTTCTGATATCTTATACCTGTTTTAGTATCTACTTTTACGCCTGTGTGTCTGTATCTATTGAACATTAGTCTGCTTGCCCAAGATCTTGAAAGAGTTCTCTATAATCGTTTTTCGCGCCATGTGGTGTATTTTCTGATGATGTGCGATTAGGATAGTTATCATAATTTGCATTACCTGCTTTTGTCCACTTCAATGTATTACCTGTTAACCAAGGGAGACCATAATGTTTTCCTGTTGCCATTGGAATGTATCCTCCAACATGTGTAAAGCCTATTGAAACTGTAATGTGTTTTGTAAATCTTAATCCCGGATCTATTTCCCATGGGCTAGCTTTTGGAAATGTAACAGTACATTCTGTAATATAGCCCAATTGCTTATGCATTATATCACCAAGCGTTAATCTTATCAATGGTCCTGTTTGTCTTAAATTTGAATCTAAATTAGGATAACACTGCCCAACTAAATAGTTTACCTTTTCTAACAATACAGGAAATTCTTGTTTTGTCTTTGGGAAAATTTCAAAAGTAAATCCAATCTTTCTAGAAACTCCCTTATATGTTGCTGATTTTATTGGTCTTCCAATGTAGCCTGTTTCGTCCCAATCAGGTGTTACTGTATCTGTGATATCATCTAATATTGCTCTGAATGCTATTGACTTTTTATTATAAACATCATAAAAGACTAGTGGCACAAAGTCAAGCGCCTCAGCCTTACTATGCGCATCAAAAGAATCTTCGCCAGCATTATGTCCGTAAGGTATCATATTGACTTTATCAACTAAATCTGTTTTATAACTCTCATTACTCGATCCGCCTTTATGAATTGCACCATATAATATCTTTTTAGTATCTGCAACAGGGTTTACAGATGTGATTCCTTGTCTTCCAATGTTGTAAACTTTTTCTTTAAAATGGTCTCTAACACCGGTATGCCCGGTGATCATTTTATCTCCGTTGAGTCCGCTCTCTGCTATAAGTGCGTCTGTTCTAGCTTTTCCGAGGCCACCGAACTTTGTTGCTAATGTCTGATTAATTTCACTTGGACTTCTTAACGCCTCTTCATATCGCACTGAAGCCGCGCCGCCAGCATCAATAACATTACTTGTATCATCAGCACCAAGTGCATTATATGCAAGTGTAGAATAATTCAAACCAGCTCTTTGACTATAGTTTAATAAGGCATCATTGTTTGCCGTTGCTAGTTTATTGCCAGTTTCAGGATTTATTTGTAGGCCCAGTTCTGGAGCTATTCCGCCTACTGACAGAGGTATATCTTTTAATGACTTATCATCACCTATTTTAGGGCGGGCCTCACCATCGCCAAAGAATTTAAGATTTGCGAATGCTGACTCGCCTTTTTTTGCAGCCGGCTGTTGTAGATTAAATACTGTTTGTTTTGATTTGGAGAAAAATGAATATTTTGCAGCACTTTCACCTGTTGTTAATTGTGATAATAAACCGCCGCCGTCCACAGGAAGTTGATAATCTCCTTGCTCAGTATATCCCTCATAATTTTCTTTGTTATCTAAGAAGTATGCTTGATTCATACCTTCTTTTAATGAGGGTGAACCAACTACATTTTGTGAAGGTATTATTGGATAAGGATCTGTAAATAATGATGTTAAACTATTGCTAAGAGGGTCTGAGATATTCCTTGCAAACCATCCACCTCCACTGCCTGCTTTTGTATCTGATAAAAGAAAATAATCATAAAGTATTGATAATTTATTATCGATATTTAAATCTGCGCCTGCTAAAGCACCGGCCGTAATATTTAGTTCATCGCCGCCCAGTGAGAAAGCTTCACCAATCTTTGGATAGTTATCTTTATAATTTGCCGGTTTGCCAAATGGGTTAGGAACTAAGCCATGTCTATAAACTCTTGCACCAGGAACTAAGTTTGATCCAAATTCAGCAACATTAAAGATGCCAAATGGTGAGGGTATACCAAAAGAATTTCCTTTTGATATCGCCTCAGTCTGAAGAAGAAGTTGATCTGCTAAAAATTTCCCCATCACGCCTCTGTGTTGATCTGTTCCGTATAAAATATTTACGTGATCTTTTGTAACAGCGTCTGTAAAGATTCCGCCACGTGTTAGTGATGAATGTTGTCCTATTTGTGGTGGGGCAAATCTTTCTGGTTGTGCGTCAAGTGAACCTATTCCAAGATCTTTTAACATAATTGGTATGTGTCTAAAACCGTGTGTTGGATTTTCTGTTCTATAATTAAATGATGTAAATATTCCATCTTCATTTATTATCATTTCATCATATGTCTTTATGATTAAACTTTTACTCTTTAACTCATCTAAATCATCTGATATTATTCCTTGCAGCCCAGTTATAATACCTGTTCCTGCTCTATTCTGAACTTGGTATGATTGAGGCGTTCCTATTTTTCCTATGTAGTCATCTGATTTTGTTGCGCCAGACTTTGAATTTATTTTATCTGCTTCGATAAATTGTTCTTCTATCTTATTTCTAGCACCAGTAACTATGCCACCGTTAGCTTGAAATGTCTGTGGCAGCGACGTAGTTGGATATTTCCAACTTTTAATTTTTGATATGTCAAAGTCTTTTAATGCCATTATTTGCCACCCGCTATTTGAATATTTTTAACAGCGCCTTCAGTTCCTGCTGTATGTCCTGCAATGCCTTCTAATGCTTTTATTACTTTATCTAATTTTTCTTCTGTTCCGGACATGAATGATATTTTGCTTCCTAGCGCACCGGATGCAAGACCTCCCATATAATGATTTGGTACTACCTGTGAGCCTCTGCCAAGTGATACTAATTCTGGTCCTTTTTCACCAACCATATAAGTGCCAGAGCTTCCTACAGTTCCGCCGCTTGCAAGCCCAATATGTGGTGCGATCATATCTAATACTGTGCCTCCTAAAAATCCTGCTCCTGCACCAAATAGTGCACCCGGCCCTGACCATGCTGTTAATCCAGTACCTATGCTTGCACCTAATAATGCATATTTATTCTGCATTGCAGTATCTGCTATAGTCTGTCCAACATCTCCTGACTGCTGATAATTACTATATGCATCCATGCCTATGCCTACAGCAGCAAGTGAACTACCGCCGATCTTGCCAGCAGTTTTCAGCATTGGATTTTTCATAGCCGCGCCAAGCATAGAAGTTCCTCGCGCACCGCCTGCTGGGGCCCTTCCACCTCCTGGCATTTTTTGTCCACCTTTATACATTTTTCCCATAGGGTTTTTCATTCCCATCTTAGGTATACCGCCTCTAAACATCTTAGCAAGACCTGCTATTCCTCCAACTGCTTGCATTGCAGCAATTGCAATAATAATTCTTTTAATTGTGCCTAAGAGGTCATTTGTTGTAGCGCCTTGCTTAGCTAACTGAGCGGATGACTTTAATTGTTTTTGAGCATCTGTTGCTATATCTTGCGTCAACTCTGATGTATCTGATCTTGCCATTATTTTTGCAAGCTGACCAACATCTGATATTCCTACAGCCTGTGCTAATTGTTTTCTTTGAAAAAAGTCTAATTCTTCAAAATCGATTCCTGCTAGCTGCTGTTGAACCTCTCTCGCCATTCCCTCAAAATCATTTCGTGATGCTGCTTGTCTTGCTGCATCCAAATTAAGTTGTCTATTGAGCATAACACTTGCATTCATCTCAGCAGTTATTGATGTTTCTATATCTAATAAACTGTCAGCCATGCTAGACATACCTGATATTTCAATTCCTGCCTTTCGTGCGAATATTGCTAGCCTTGCCATACTATCAGCTGAGCCGTCAGTAGAGGCTGCAAGTAGATTTGAATTGGCTGCCATGTCTGCAAGGACTTTTGCTGGTGCAACTTTATTTGCTGTTGCTAATGCTTGTGTTCCAACTAGTTGTGCTGATGCAGCTTCCCTAGATAAGCCAGTTACCTCTGACATCATCTGTGCTAGCTCAGCAACTTCTGTTGCGCCTAATCCGGATTGCATTGCAAGTGCTGCGTCACTAACAGCCATTGCTTTATTATTCATTAAGTCAAGATTGTCTCCTGCTAATGCTGCAGCATGAGCTGCACTCCTAACATCATCACGGACACCTGTCAATAAAAAAGATGCCTGCTCTAACGGACTTAATGATTTCTGCCAGCTAGCTTCAAATTTGTAAGAGTCTTCTAAGGATGTGCCTAAAGCACCTTGTGTCTGCAACGCACCCTTTGTAAAAAATTGCATTAGTTTAGTTAAGCCAGCCCATATTGCAAGTGCGCCTAGTGACTTACTAGAAAAGTTTGCCATAAAATCTGCTATGCTCTTCTGCGCATCAGCGCCTTTTGATTGGAGATCTGTTAGTTTTTCAGTTCGTGCCTTTTGCATCTCTAAATTAGTAACCTGTTGCAACTGTATATTTAATCTTGCTTTTTCTTCGTCAGTTAAATGCCCTGTTGACTCTAGTAATTGATACGTTGCCTGTACTTCTTGTTTTAATTTTGCTAAATTTGCCTCTGCTAATTGTGCCTTATCAGTCGATAAATTGCGGATGTCAGACTCTATTGCAAGAATACTTGATAGTCCTCTTGCAAGATCTCCGCTACCCTTGCCTTGCTTGTGTAAGTTTCCAAGCTTAGTAGCCATTGTGCCAATTGCTTCAGCGGCCTTATTACTTTGTGTGTGAACTTTATCTAAATATTTGTCTGTTTTTTGCTCTGATAGTTTCTTAAAACCGCCGGTTAGTCCTCCTACCTTGCCGTTTATGTTTGCAATATCCTTTACAAGCTTCTCAACAGTAGTATCAACGGCCTTCAAGCCTTTAACTAATGGGACTAACTCTTCCTTTACTTGTTTAATCCTACTTGCATCATCATTCGAACCACCAGTCTTCCTGATTTTTTCTCTCAGAGCTGCTTCTTCAGCTGTAAGCTTGACATATGCTTCATAGTTTTGTAATTGTTCTTTGTTAACACCAGGCATAATAATTCTCTAATATTTAATTAAAGTATGAAGCCATTTTTTCAACACGCGCTCTATCTTCAGCTGACATTTTAGCTACTTTTTTCTTGATCATTTCAGCTTCTCTTTCAACTTTTTTGTCAATTGCGCTTAGATCAACTTCGATATTTGAATCTAACTTACTGACTGCTTTTCTTATATTATTTGCTTTTGTATTATTGTTTTGTAACTTTGATACAATATATGCGCCGACCAATCCTGAGATGATTGCTGCCAGTGCTGCTTCATTTAAATTATTCTTGTTCACGTCAAAACTCCTATTATAAGTTAATACAGTAATAATTATCGAGTTTATGGATTATTAACCGGGTCTTTGTATACTAGTGCCCTTTCCGCGGGATGCTTTTTCAGCCTGAGAATTTTCAGCCTTTCTTGCATCAATTAGTTTATCAGTATAAAATTTTCGTAAGTAAATGGGCATATCATATACATCCCCGAATGAGAATGCGCCTTCACTGTAGTAAACTAAGCTAAAAATTGCGTCGTGTACTATCGGTTTATATTCGGGATCTACCGGGAAGGCCAGAAGAAATTTGCTGTGATTGGCAGCTGTATCTCTGCTGAATCCTTACATGCACTACATATAAAATAGCTTGTAAAATCTACATCTGGTGTTATGGTCGAAACATAATCTCTAAATGCTCTGGAATCAAGCGCAAAGAACTCATTCATAATAAAGTTATTAATAAATTCTTTGTCTGTATTTCCGTCAACTGACAATAGTTGGTATCGAAGTCTAGTTGTAATTTCACCTGTCGCTTGTATTCCTGCTTTTTTTACACTTGCTAATGCTTGTGTTATTCCTTGTTCATCTGCATGTGTTAATAATTTAAATTCAACTTCTCTTTCTGAATTAGGAAGCGTCCATTTAAATTTATTATCAACATTAAAACCAGACTCATCTACTTCTTTGTAACCATAACTAGTTAAATCAAAAGGTGTGTCTTCTTTTACGCCACATTCGCCACAGTTCACTTCAACATCATAATTTTTGCCGTAACCTAATATTCTTGCTGAAAGCATGATTGCATTTTTATCTCCAATAAGAACATCACCATAATTGAATTTTGTTATTATAATAGACTTAAGTAACTCATCAATTACAATACCCTTCTCAATTAGATTCATAGATGTCAAAATATCCTCTTCTTTTGCAGTCATATACTTTATTTCAACTTTTCCATCTGATAGAGGGTGCCCTTCAGGATATAAAAGGCCTTTGCTTGGTAAATCCACTAGCTCAGTAGGGAATCTACTTTTTGTTGTGTTTGTAGACATTGTAACTCCTTATTTTAGTCTATTCGTATTGTAACTATTTGTGATCAGCTTTAACGAAATGAATGCCACGACCTTTAGTCATAGCTTCTCACAGATTAAATTTTCTAGAACTGTAGTATAGCGTAATCGTATCTAAGTGTCAATTCAATGCTAACTGGCTCATTAGTTGCCCAGTCAAGTGTCCCGAAGTTAGCTTGTTGAATAAAACAGCCAACTAGCTGCCATTCTTCAACGATATCGCCTACTGGACCTAATACATTAAATGTGACGTTCTTTTTATAAAAGTCTGAATATCCATCACGACCAGTTACAGATTCATGTGATAATCGAATCCATTCCATTGCTGCCTGTGCTGCTGATGGAACAACTGGATCATAAAGTGTGCAAACTAATGGCTGCCACTCGCCCTTGCCTTTAACGTAACGTTTTACATTAATATGGTCGAGTGTAATATCTTCAAATTGAATTTGGGGGCGGGCTGCAGCTTTGATAGTGTAAGCAGGGATCCCCTCAATGTACATAATGAACCGATTTTGAACCTTTGGTTCAAATTGGGTAAACATTATATCTGTCGGATCTATCAGCTGTGGCATTCTATTTCTCCATTAAAGGTTTTGTTATTTCGATAATAAATATCACCAAACAAGAAAAATAACAGAAAAGAAAAAAGCCTAGATGATTAATCCAGGCTTTTTTTTATTACTTTATTTACAAGCTATTTAAGCGAATGTTGCTCCAGATGGCTCAACAACAAAGTCTAGAACGATAAATTCAACCGCACGTGCTGGCTGGATAAATATCTGTCCTACCAACTGATTGCGATCAATTACGTCTGCTGTATTGTTTGTGTCATCCATTACAACCCTATAAGCCGAGAGCCCTTGATTAGATTGTACTGAATCTAAATACGGGTTCACAATATTCATAAATCTTGCTCTAGTTGCAGTCGTATTGTTTTCAAACAATAGATAGCGAGAAGAACTAGCAATGAACTTTTTAAGCCTAATTAACAGCCTACGAACATTAATTCTGTCCAAAGCTGATGGTTTTGCTTGCAATGTTTTCTGTCCGAAAACTACTACACCTTGACCTGGGAATGAAGCAATTGGATTAACACGTCCTTCATAGAGAATATCTCTTTCAGCATGTGTTAGTCTTGTCTTGGCTTCTAAAACTCCCCTTAGACCACCACGGTTAAGACCAGCAGGTGCAAACCATTCGTGAGCAACTCTATCATTTTGAGCTATCACGCCAGGAATAACAACTGAAGGTGGAACCCACAGCGGTAAGTTGACTGTATCATCAAGTAGTTTTACCCACGGATAATAAGTTGCTGCGTAGTTAGTATCAGATGATGCCACAGCATTTGTAGTTGTTGCAATAGTATCACCCCAAGCAGAAGAATCAAATATGTAGAATGCATCTCCTCTAGCTTTAACCATATCAATAGCAATATTGATTGGGTTTGGATGAATCGTGTAAATCAAACCAGGTGTTGCAAGTAAATTAATATCAAACTCATCCTGATTACTGATGGCATTAATTGCTCTTTCATATGCTACAGATCCGCTAGCGGTTGCAGCAGAACAATCAAAACCTTGTTGATTTGTTGCAGTTATTTCTTTTCCTACCTTCTTCTTGATAGCAGGGTTCATACCATCAAAGCCACCTTGCATAGGAACAACAAATTTTCTTTGTCCTAAAGCAGATGCTGTGAGTGATATTGGATTAGATCCAGAAGCAAACGTTGTTGCGCCGCCAAACTTACCTGCTGTTGCAGTATCGTTGCCTAACATATCATCTAAACTAAATGATGGGTTATGATAAACAGCTGCGTCTGATGCCAATGGTGATAAATAACTTCTATTATCAACCGTTGAAAAATCAAATCCGAAGAAAATACTAGTATCATACTGATTAGTTGTTGAACTAACCTGTGATGTTACAAAAGTGTTAGCTGGGAAATGTGCGCTACCTGTATTTGTCATTGAACAAGTATGCGGGAATAATGCTGCAGCGTGTCCGTAAGGTACAAGTGTTTTTGGAAGATTGCCGTCATTTATTGCAGAACTACCTGTGATGAACACATATTTTGATAAGTTCGGCCATTCAGCATCTCCATGCATTACAACTTTTCCATCTGAATCAACTGATTGCCATTTTGATCCAATTCTACGAGCTATAAAGTTTGTAGATTTCGGATCTAAATTTAGATTATCAAATTGTTCAACAACCTCATCATCAGTTGAAGCCCATGTTTGTTGATCCAGTTTCCTAACTTGCAAACTAAATGTTCCATAATCTGAGCCTGCTACATCAGAAGCCTTCTTAATATTTGAAAGGCCTACTTTGAAATAGGTATTTGTTTCATTTTCACCATCATGTCTAAGTGCTACCTTAAATAAGTTTTCTACATTTCCATCAGATTTCTGACTTGTTATAAACGGCGTTTCTGCACGTTGATAATCTTTCAGCATATTTAATGTGAAGTTAGATGATGATACAATGTTAGCAGTGCCATTGCTTGCCGCTGCAGTTGGGAATTGTTTATAGATGTAGAATGGACAATCATTACCTTGTGCTTTTGTCACAAGGGGATTATCACTAAAGACATCTTTGTAGTATTTGTTACTAGAGTTACTAAAAGAAGCGGAAAATTGATAGCTGCCAGAACGTATGTCCCATGCTGCTGATGTTCCTGCTGCTATTGTTCCAGCGAGAGGTGTCGATTCACCTTCTGTGAACGCGCTTGGTGCAAGTACAAGTTGGATTGCTAAAGCATCAGAGCCAGCATCACCACTTTGTACACCAATTTGAACACCGCCGGCACTATAGCCGCCAATTCCAAGAACTCTAACTATTGTTACAGTTCCTGCACTTCTTAAATACTCTCTAGCAGTCATTGGGATGTAATATCTATCGTCTAAAGATCCAAACATTCCTTCAAACTCTTGGAAATTTCTCACTACAGTTGGTGTAAAAGCAGGTCCTTTTTTAGTTGGGCCTACTAATGCTGCACCAATCTCAGCGATTCCTTGAGGTAAGAATGAGAGGTCTTTTTCACGAGTAAATACTCCTGGTGAGACTATTCTCTCGGCCATTGAATTTCTCCGTTAAGTGTTTATAGAGTACAATTTAAAATAAATATACGCTCAAAATGTGAAAGTGCTCTTATCTTTAATGGAGCGTGTATATTAAATATTATTTAGCTGTGTCCGGAGCTGCTGGTGCAGGTGGCGTAGGTGTAAACACACCAGTCGCGGGATCTAATGATCCAGGGCCGTATTTTTTATTAAGATCTGCAGCTGTTTCGTTTTCTTTCGCATTTAGATCACTTAATTTTTGCATAAGCTGGTCTTCTAAGTCCATAAGTCTTTCTGCATTCCTATCCTGTGCGATTAGTTGTAGTTTAAGTCCGCCCATTTCAAGCTGTATTTGTTGATAATTTACCTGAATTTCTTGTAATGATTTTAATTCACTATCTGTGAATTTTACTTCTTTCGCCATGATTTATCTCCTTGTAACGATTTATAATATATATGGTTTTAATTCCCAAAAATTTAATTTATTTTAACTTCTATGGTAGTATGAGCACCAACCGGTTATAATATACTTAGCCTCGCTAACTGCTGGTATTCCACGATGTGGATGTGACCAAGTTGCAGGCCATATTAATGTTAGCCCTTTTTGTGGTTGAACAAGTGTATTTTGAGATTCAAATTCTGTTTGTCCTCCATCTTGCACATCATTTAAATATGTCATAAATGCTAAATGTCTTTGTAGCTTTCCTTTTTTTGGCCCACCAGACTCAATATGTAACATAGCATAAGCGTCGCCTGGTTTAAATAATTGAATATTCATTGGGAGTGTTAGTGCCCAAGGTTCGTTATTTTTAACACACCACTTATATTTTTCTTTATACTCTGCTATACAATTCTTTAAATAAAAAATGTATTGTTTTTCTATATTAGAGTCTATACGTGAAGTAGCTAATCTAGAATATTTTCTTAAGCTATCATAGGTTGTATGTTCACGCCTATCATTGAACTCTGTTATAATCTTATCACATATTTTATTGTCAATGAACCAACCACCAATTAAAGATTTTGCTTTATTTTCTATTAAGTATTCTTTCATTTTTTTTCATTTCATTTACAGTATCCCCGCTGAACATTGGTAACCAGAGCGGCCTTTTATTAATAAGCCAATATTGTAATTGATCCTTCTTTTGATTTAAAAATTCATGAATATGATTTTGAGGTGTAAAATTTATGTTCACAGTTGTTCTTGCATTATCTGAATTATTTTCATATTTGTGCCAGGGTTGTAACTCTTTATCAATATTACTATTACGATCATAATTTGAAAACCATAATGCTCTGTTATGTTTCCAGTTTACTATCTTATTTGTGTCTTTTGAGCGCAGTATTGTCCCTTCACCTTTGTCGCCCCAATAGCAGACTCCTGTAAATGCTTTTCTTTCAACGTCTGTATGCCATTTATAATTGAAATTTGGAGCTGTAATTACTAATTCTAGTGTAACAACATAATCATTTGCATTTCCATAAAACTTTTTAGCGCCATGTGTATTATCTAAAATATCTTGTATTATATTTGTCCATCTAAGCGTATTTGGAAAAAATGCTATACCAGAAAATCCTGCTAATTTGTATTCTTTTCCGGTTACATATCTAATATAATTTTCTTCACTGTGTAATTCATCATACTCTTTTAAATATGATGATATTATCTCAGACTCATTTTTATCAAAAGTATTATCAGTTATCACATGATGCCACTTAATTCCTTCAATTTTAGTTTTGACTATAACTAAATCATCTGATGCATATTTCAAACTA